ATGAGCGACGATCGCCCCGACGCTGTCACTGCTGTTATCCGTGAAGCGGGCTTCCGTCGGCTCTCAGCCGACGCCACCTTTTTCGCGTTTCTCGGCCGCGATCTCGAAGCGGCAATCATCACGTACACCAATGATATTGTTGGTGTCAGCGATGCCGATGGAATGCCTGAGAGATTTGCAGATATAGTGAGCGAGCCACGGTACGTTGAAGCCGCGCGCGTTCGCATGTCCCCTTTGACGGCATTTACCGCTTTGCAGAACCTGTACTTGGTGCTGCGGACCCACGGTCTAGTCGACGAAGCCGCTATGCGCGCGGCGCTTAACGAGGCTGAACGCATCGTTGCGGAAAGAGCCGAAGCAGCGGAGGCGACCAATGTCGGCTGACGCCCTCAAGCGTGATATGAATCGCGCGTCAGGCGTGCGTTGGGCGGCCAACATGACGTCCGCTCAGCTCTCGACGGATCACGCGAGAATGGTGATGGTTGCCGGCACCTGTCGCGGCTTGATCAACCATGGTGTGTTCGTTGGCCCTGGCTTCGAAGCCCAGAAAATGGGTTGGTTGGCAGCTGCTGCGGCAGCGGCGGGGGTCGTCATGTTGTCGCCGGTGGCGGCTCAACATGACCAGGTCCTAGGCGTCATGCAGCCGGTGATGCCGCAGGTGCCAGCTGTAGCTGATGCGATCGATCCTATGGTATCGGCATCGGTCGAGGCACGGCTAGACGAATTGCGTAATGCCGCAGTTGAAGAGGGTATTGCCTGGAACATCGTAGCAGAAGCCCAGTTGCGAGATTTCCTGACGCAACTTTCGTCGCCTGCCCGCCCGGCCATCGCTGTCGACGATAACGGTGACCTGCGCATCCTCTGGGAGAACATGCTACGGGAGCAGGTCGGCATTCGTTTCAAGGGCCAGCCTGAACTTGAAGCGGTCCTCTTCCAGAAGACGGAGCACGGAGTTAGGCGTGAAATTCTCAAGGCAGAAAGCGCCGCGGTTATCAGCCTCATGAAGGAGATGAAGCTGATGCATGTAACTCGAGGATGAGCGCCAACCAAGCTGTGCAATTAGCAGTGGCGGATGACGCGGACTTTGTACGGCATTTCAGTGGCTCGAAAATCGACGGTGACCAACTGGTTGCCGGAGCGCTACTGCTCCCTCCTTCGCATGAGGGAGAAATGTCAATCAACGTTCTTGGCGTGCTCGACAAAGAGCTGATGGCCGACTTGGACGAAATTCGTCAAAGATCGAGACTGACGCTGCGCAAAAGTGGGCGCTACTTCCGGTGGAATACCGCTGAGTTTCTCAATGCAATTTTGGGCGGAGATCAGCTCATTGATCTTTCGGTTGTCTCCGACCCCCTTCTTGCGGAGGGTAATTGGCCGGACGATCCTAGCCACGCGCTAATCGTTGGTGTTCCAAGCGAGACACTCGCTTCCGATCTGATGCTGGACTTGGTCAGGCCGGCAGTTCGTGGCATCTATCCCGCGCTCGCGCCAAGCGCCTGATTACCAACAGTCACGCTGACGAACGCACCTGGGCAACGTTTCTCGATCTCGCCAATGATCTGATCGGTCACCTCCAACGCGCGGGCGAGATAGCCGGTGCTGAACGGCGCGTAGGTGTCCGAGGTGCTCGCCTTGCGGTGCCCCAGCATGATCTGCCCTTAGAAGGTCAGGTCAGGTCAGGTCAGGTCAGATGCAGCTGCTTCAGCGCTCCTGCCCGCTGAGCAGATCGCTGGCGCTGATCAGGCCCACGATCAGCAATCCCGCCCATTCCAATGCCAGCTCGCGTCGACGCTCCATGTGCAGCGCCCGGTTGTAGGCCATCTCCGACCCCGACATTCCCTTCGGCTTGTGGGCCAGCATTGCGTCGATGATCGCGCGATCGTCTGGCCGGCGCTGGCTGATCGCCCGCTCGTTCATGATAGTCGAAAAGGTGGCGCGCCAGCCATGGGGGACGTGCCGCCCCGACCAGCCGTTCCGCGAGTACATGTAGCCGATCGTGTTCTCGCTCATTGGGTGCCGCGAGGAGCGGATGCTGGTGAAGAGGTAGACCGAGCGGCTGGTCAGCCGGCGGACGGCGTGGAGTACCTCAACGGCCTGGGGCGGCAGCGGCACGACGTGCTCAAAGGCCTCGTCGTCCTTGCTCTCCATGTCGAGCTTCATCCGCTCGGCGGGGATGCGCCAAATCGCCTCGGGCGCGGACGCCTCGGGTTCGTCCCAGTCGATCCCCTCGAACTCCTTCCACTTCGCGGCACGGACGACACCGGGGCGGACGACGGTTAGCGCGAGCAGCCGCGACGCAAGCTTGGTCAGTGGCCCCGAGGTCGTCTCCTCCATCGTCCGCAACACCTCGCGCGCCTGCTCGATCGTCCGAACCGCGGGCTGCTTTCCCTTCTTGGCGATCGGCTTCAGCGCCTTGCCGATCGAGGCGGCCGGGTCGACCGCGGCCAACCCCTCGGCAATCGCGTAGCTGAACACCGCTGACACGTGCTGGCGAATGCGCTTGGCGGTGTCGATCGCCCCCCTGCCCTCTACCTTGCGCAGCATCCGCAGCACCATGGGCGCGTCGATGTCGATCAGCGGCAGCGCGCCGATCGCGGGGTAGACGTCGCGCTCGAACGCTTGACGGACCTTGGTCGACTGGAGCGGTGACCAGCGGGGCTTCTGGTCGGCATGCCAGCGCTTCGCCACGACCTCGAAAGTGGCGCCGGCGGCGGCGTGCGCCTCCATCTTCCGTTTCCGCTTGTCGAGGCCGGGATCCTTGTTCTCTCGGAGCAGTCGCTTGGCGGCATCTCGGTGGTCGCGGGCGGCCGACAGCGACACATCGGGATAGGGGCCGAACGTGAGCGTCTTCTCCTTGCCGGCGTATCGGTATTTCATCCGCCACGACTTCGCGCCCGCGGGCGAGACGTAGAGGTAGAGCCCGCCGCTATCGGCGAGCTTGTAGGGCTTATCGGCCGGCTGCGCGCGGCGCGCCTGAAGATCGGTCAACGGCATAGGTGCCGGCTCAGGCGGCTTCAGGCTGGTCGATCGCCGCGACCCACGCGTCGACGTCGCCCTCGTACCAGGCGACCACGTGGACGCTGAGCTTGCGGTGCTTCGGGAAGGTGCCCTCGGCCATCTTGCGGTAGATGGTCGCGGTCGACAGGCCGGTGCGGTGGCGGACCTCAGGAAGACGGATGAGCCTATCCTTGGTCCGGTCGGGCTGCTTCTCTTTCATCTACATTCTCCCATGCGGTACCGGCGCCAGTAGGTGGACCAGCGAGCGGCGGCGCCGGCTGCGATCGTGGCGCAGGAAAGCGAGCGGCCATCCGGGAGGGTGCAGCGCGCCACCACCCGGCTGTAGCTGCGGTCGACCGGCTGGCAGTCGATCCGCTTGCGCAGCGCCAACCGCTCGACGATCGCGCGCGAGCGCTTCGCCGCGGCGGTGTCGCAGACGTAGGTCGCGGGGCGCGGCCGGCGGCGGCACGGGGCCGCGCTCTCGAAGTCGGGTGCCTGGATGCCGGCGACGCGAATGCGCTCGCCCGATCGACACCAGAGTGGTCCGTCTCCATCGTGCACGCGCACGACCTCGCAGACGAACGGTGGCGGCAGGTCAGCGCTCACTACAGCCCTCCTTCAGCGATGTGGTTCCGGTTGGCGAGGTCAAGCAGCACGTCGGCGTGGCAAGGTTGGTCGAGGCGACACCAGCAGGCGAGGTTCTTGCCGCGGAGTTGTTCGATGTCGCGGAGCATTCTGCCACAAGGGCTGCCTTCCATGCCCTAGCCTCCTTGGCGCGCGCCTCCTCGGTGGGGGTGGGGTTACTCGCCACCGCGCACCTCGCGGGGCTGGAGGGCGGCGAGAAGGGCTTCCATTGGCGGCCCTTCCACAACCCACGCGTCGGGGTTCGCGCGTAGTGCGCTGTCGGCAACCGCCTGTGCCGCCTCCCGCAACCGCTCCTCCCCCGTAGCAGCGGGGCGAGCGAGGAGGACGGCGAGAGCGTCAAGCGCAACGAACGCTTCGTCCATTTCGGCCGCGCGCAAATGACGGCGAACAGCCTCTACCCCCTCCCGCTCTCCGGTGGGCGCTGGCGTGCTGTCTGCGGGCGGGGTGGCGAGGCGATGGCGGGCAAAGGCTTGTACGAGCGGGTGGTCATCAAGCTGACCGACCCGCATGTCACAAGCGAACGGCTGCCCGTCACAATAGGCAGCGGCCGCCTCTCTATCATCCCGCGTCGCCGCCACCTCCGGCGTCGGCTCGGGATGCGGCGTGTCGGGGCGGGGGGTGTAGGCGATGATGCGGCGATTATTTGTCGCTTCTAAATCCCACGTCGCCCATCCTTTGCCATGCCAGCCGCCCCATTCTTCGCCATCGGCAAGACAAACACCACCATGTACGCCACCATCCCAATCGCTCGGCGCGTTCGGATAGTCGCGGTGGTCCGGCCCGTACGGCACCATGCCCACCGGGATCGTCGGCTCACTCTGCATTGGGGGTCTCCTCGGTGGTGGCGCGGGCGCGGAGGGCGGCGGCGAGTTCGGCGAATGAGCCGCCAGCTGATCCGCGGTGCTGACCAAGGGCTTCGCGTGCGTCCGCCTTTAGCTTAGCAACGCCGTACCAACCCTCATGCGCGATGATTTCCCACAGCGGCTTGCTGATGCGATCCGCTAGCGCCAACAGCGCGCCCGCTTCGATAGCGGGGGTCATGCGGGTACCTGAGAGGCGAGAATAGCGACGGCTTCTTCGCGACTGATCCACCGCCCATTGTCGGGCATGCGGTCGCGGCAGAAGCTATCGACCGCTCCGCCGTGCCACATCGAACAGGTGGTCTGTGGTTCGCTACCGTTGCGCTGGAAATCACAGCGAGCGCCGCTACACCCCTTCCAATTGCTAGGCGTGTTCGGTCGAGGATCGGGTTGGCCTAGAGCAACCGGTGCTTCCGGCGACAACATTTTGCCGTCGATGATCAGCCACCGGATGCCTTCGCCAGCCGCGTAGATGCGCGCACGATGTTCGCCAATCGCGTAGATATTGCAGAGACCTTCAGCGATGCGGATGGGTTTCCACTCGCCAGCGGTGTCGGAACCGTCCGCCTTGTGTCGGGTGTCGCAGCGCGGGCAGGTTGCCATGTCACCCACGGCTCCCCTCCCCCACCCCGAATCGGGGCGCGTTGTCGGGGCGGAGGGCGGTGTTGATCTTGTCGCCTTGCGCTTCAGCCCACCTGCTGAGAGCGTCGTTGTCAGTTTCTTCCGCTACGATCACGAAACCGCGCCGTGCTTCTTCCAACGCCTCCCGCAGCTCACCCGCGCGGGGCGAGGTGGCGAACTCGATCATGGCGACAATCGCCCGCTCGTTCTCGGGGGACAGGTTGCCCGCCAGAATATCGCGCGCGACGTACTTACCGGCCGGAGCCATTCGTTCTGTCACGCGGGCTAGCGTCTCGATCGCCCTCACCCGCCCTTCATCCGCGGCGGTGGGGTTGGCGCGTGGGGTGGCGTGTTGAGCGGCCAGCACCGTTCCTGCGTCCGAGGAGCGCTCAATCCCCTCCCCCGCATCCGACGCGAGCGGCGCGGATGGGGTGGCCAGGAGGACGGAAATGATGCGATCGGCTTCCGCTAGTCCGTCTCGACGACCACGATCCCAAGCGCCATGCTCTGGACCGCTTACCGGCGTATTGCGCGCAACGCGCACCGCTTCTACCACTTCCAGAAGTGCCGCCTCCCGCACCCGAGCGGCGTCGGGATCGGTGCGCTGGCGATGCGAGGCGAAGGCCTCCTCAAGAGTTCTGCGCTGATAGCCAACGGCCATCTGAGCGCCGAGCGGTAGCGCGCCGATCAACGCAGCAGCCGCATCGCGATCCGCCTGGATCACCGGACACGCCTTCAGCGCCACGGGCGGGGCCTGCCCCACAGCAGGCGCGGGGGTCGGGTCGGTCATGGATGCGCTCCGTGGATCGCAGCCGCAGCACGGGCGATCAGGGTGAGAGTGGTGGCGCCAGCTGCAAGAGCGGCGATCGGGACGAACCAAGCGCAGATGCGCTCGCCGGTGCGGCCGATGATGGGGGCGTGGTCGCGGGGCATCAGTAGCCCCACTCGTTCTGGCCCGGCAGACGCCGCGGCGTATGGCACCAGCCGTCCGGACGAACCCACTTCGCCTCGCCCGACGGCGCGATGACCTTGATCTTGCCGTCGCGCGCGCGCCGCTCCAGCACCGGGCACTCCATACCGAGAACGCAACAATAATGGCGGAGGCCGACCCAGATCTCATCAGTCGGCGCTTCCCGCCGCACCAGGACGACCTCGATCTCCTGCCCGTTGAGCCCGCGGCTGCGGAGCGCGGCAACCTGCTCTGCGGTGAAGCGATCCCCGCCTACCTGCGCGATGCCGCTACGATCGACGTCGCCGGTGATCGTGCCGTACCAAGGCTGCGACTTGGACGGGGTGAGCTTCACCATGATCGCCTGGCGCCCGACGATCGGTCGATCATTCGGTGCGACGACCGGCGGGATGTAGTAGATGGACCCAGGCTTGGGCGCGACAGCGGCGCTCATGCTCGGCTGGCCTCCAGGTAGTTGAGCGCATCGGCCGCAGCCTTCGCGCGGGTGTTCGCCTCGCGCTCGGCCAAGCGGGCAAGCTTGGCGTCCGCCTCCGCCTCGGCCAGGTTGCGGTCGGCGGTAGCGGCGGCGATCGCGATGGCGTTCGCTAAAGCGTTGAGCGTCGGAGCGTCCTTGCGCCGCGGAGTGCGCATGCGGTTGGCTTGGTCGACCAGCAGCAGCAGGGCCCGTGCGGGCACCGCCAGCTTCTCGGCACGCGCCGAAATCACGTCCCGGTGATCGGAGCGCTCAGCGCGCATCCGGGCGAGCTGATGATACTTTTCCACGTCGTCCAACGTGACGAGTTCGCGGTCCAGCCACTCGAGGCGGCGCGCGACATGCTGCAGCTCCTCGATCGCCTGAACGAGATCCGGATCCTCAATGACCTCGCGGCTCACGATTGCACTCGATTGGCGATCGTACGTAGCTGCGAGCGGCACTCAGCGAGGCCGCGGCTGCGCTCGACAGACGTCGGTAGCTGGCGGAGCCGCGCTTGACGGGCCAGCACCTCGTCACGGGTCGGAATATTGCGGACTCGCGGTCCGGTTGATCCCCGTCCCATGTGCGTCCCGGCGCCCCTGAGCGCGGTCACCGCGGTGCTCCGGGAATGTCGGCCCAGCGCGCACGGTGCGGCGACAACCGGCCATACTCACGCCCGGCCTCGGCGTGGTTGACGCCCCAGCGCGCCTCCCATGTGCGAAGCCCGATCCGATCCTTCTCGTCATGCGCGCCGAAGCACAGCGGCACGGCGGTGAAGTCGTGGCTCTTGAGCCCCATTCCCTTCGAGCCGTCGGCGTCGGAGTGGGAGGCCGTCATCTTGCCGCTGCAGACGTGGCCCGGCTTGTCGACGAGAAGGCACAGGCGACCGCGCAGCCACTGGAGGTGCTGCGGGAAACGGCGCTCGACGTCGGCGCGGCAGCTGTTCTGCCGGCGGGGACGGGTGTTGACCCGCATTAACCCTGCCCCCGCGCCAGCTTCATCAGCCAGTCGGTGCGCTCGGCAGGCGGCAGCCTATCGAACGCGGCTCGGCATGCTTCGATGGTCTGATGCAGCAAGGATCGTCCCCATGCCGCGGGGTGCGGCGATGGAGAGTCAACACCATATTGGTGGTGCTATGTCAACACCGTATTGGTGTTTTAATTGTCGTAGGTCGGATCAGGCCAGAAACCGCTATCGTCCACCTTTTCCGCGGTTGGTGCCGACGGCAGCACCGGCACGTCTCCGTCGAACGCCACCCGACACCAAGCTACCTTGTCCTCCAGCCGGTCGAAGATGGCGGTCATCGCCCGCCCGTGACGCATGTGCGCCTTCAGGAGCGCCGCCCGCTCCCACTTGACGTACCCGACCTGGATGCCGCGGGCGGAGTAGACCGCGACCGCGTTCTCGTCGGCGGGGTTCTTCGGCTCGGGTCGCAGCTCCAGCGTCTCGCCGCGGACGCACTGGGTCAGCTCGAATCGTCGCCCCACCCCTCGCTTGTTGGGATGGTCTATGCCGACGATGGCGAGGGAGAACTGACTTAGCAGGGCTGAAAGGCGGCAGACGCCCTTAAAACAGGAGCTTCCATTGCATCAGACAGGTGAGGTCGCCCACGCAGAGCCTGCGCTATTACCGATCCAGCAATCCCCGGAAGCGCGAGAGTTGCCGCTATGGGGCTGCACAAGGCAACCGAGGCAAAATAACGTCCGATCAAGCCATGGAACCGTGTGTCGCGCCGCAAGCGATCGAGTTCAGGCTCATCCTTTACCGGAGCGCCGAGGGCAACCGAGACAAAGGTGAAAAGCGAGGCAAAGGGAAGCATGAGCCCAACGACAGAAGACGATGAGCTCACGACCAACCACTCAAGCTCAGCTCGCTCGGCTTTCGTCCACCCACCCTCATCTGCCATTGCGTCGGCGCGCTCAGCGAGCGCCATGCGAATCGGCTGAGAAGCAACGATGCCAGCGGCTAGCATGCAAAAGTAGCTGACCACGACAAGGGTGGCGATCGTCAGCGTGCCCATGGTGTCACCGCGATCATAATCACCTGCCTACCTCCAGAAGGCGCACATATCAACAAGCGGGTGTACGAGAGGTTGCTAACGCACCCGCCGCTTGCGACGAGCGGCGCGGTTTTCCAGCCGACTCTGATATAGATCAAGCCGTAATTTGTATCTTACACCCTCAACCGCATAGGTGCCGAGCAGCACGGCTGCGTAGGCATACCCAATCGCTCCATCCGTTTGACTGAACTGCTCTTTTGCCGCGTCTACCAAGTCCGAAAACTCGGCAACCGCGCTCACCGTACCGAGTCCGCCGAGCCACAGTCCGGACGCCTTCGCAAAGACGCGACCGAACGCGAAAGGCCCCGGCTTAGTGGGGGCAGTCATCAGGCGTCTCTCCGCTTCAACACGGCGGCGACTCGCTGCCTTGAAGCGTTCACAGATCCCTCGCGAACCTGATCACCCTACCCCAGATCACCACGTCCCCCGCGTCGACCTCGTAGGCGTCCACCGTCTTGTTGTCCGAGATGACCAGGATGCGAGACCCGCCCGCGACCGGCCGCAGCCGCTTGATCGCCGCCCCGCCGTTGATCGAGGCGGCGTAAATACGGTCGGCGTGGAGGAGCTGGTTCTGGGTCGTGTCGATCCACACTAGGTCGTTGGCCACCAGCGTCGGGAACATGCTGTCCCCTGCCCCACCCGCCAGCTTCAGCCGGTGCGGTGGGGTCCGCGTGAAGGTGCGGACGTAGGCGAGATCGAAGCTAAGCGGCTCCTCCTCAACGAAGTCGTCGACTGTGGCGCCAGGCCCCATAGGGAGCGAGAGATCGAGGCGCGCGATCTCGACCATCTCGCCAGCGTCGGCGGAGCGGGCGATGGGTTGGTCGGCCATGGGTGCGAGCGCTCCCGGCATCTCGCCGATGATCTCGCTCGGGGTCACCTCTAGCGCCGCAGCTGCCTTGTCGATCCAGTCGGTGGTGAGACGCCGCTGAGCCTTCTCCAGCCGCTCGACCTGCTGCGGACTGGTGCCCATGCGTCGGGCAAGTTCCGGCCTCTTCCAGCCTCGCTGCTCCCGAAGAGCTTCGATGTTGTTGGCGCTGACCATGCCGCATCGTGCACCAGAATGGTGGCACGCGCCCATACGCCAATCTGGTGTTGACAGCACCAGCGCTCCGGCACCATATTGGTGTCGTGAGGAGTTCACGGCATGAAGCTTGGTGAGTGGCTGAATCGGGAGGCGTTGAAGCCGACGGAGTTTGCCGCGCGAATCGCGCGCACCTCCGAGGCGGTGCGCCGATACGTCGCTGGCGACCGCATCCCCGATCGCGACACCATGCCGCTCATCGTCGAGCAGACCCGCGGGGAGGTGACCCCGAACGACTTCTTCGACCTGCCCGCCCTGGCAGAGGCCGCATGACCGCTTGCTCCCGCTGTGGCGTCAGCGCCTGGCACCCCGACGCGCGCAGTTGCTCGCTGGTCGACTGCGAACTGCGCGCGCCGATCCTCCTTCCCGAGACCCGCGGCAATCCCGCCGCGGCGATGGGCTCCGCCACCTCCGGCCCACTCCCGGCCGTGCCCCCCGCGGCGGAGCCCGTCCACTCTCACAACGAGGAACTCGCAGCATGACGCCGATTGCTGCTCTCGCCTTGGCTGGTATCGCCCTGCTCGGCTTCATCGTCGGCGCGGCCGTGATGCCGTGGCGCATCGCCAGCGCCGATCGACGCCGCGCCGCTCACCAGCGCGCGGGCTATCGCCAGTCTGTAGGCGCGCGGGGCGATGTGCAGAGTACCGGTGTCCATGCAACCCAAGTTATCGCAATCGGAGGCCGCGTCTGTGGCGAATGACACGATGATCACGCCGGATGCGGCGGAGGAGGCGATTTGCCGGACCGTAGGCCTGTTCATGGGGCGCGGCCGGCAGCACTCGGTCGAGGACGTGGCGCTCGCCACCGGCATCCCGGCGCGCACGCTGAGCGCCATGATCGCGCATGGCGGTGACCGCCGCTGCCCTTCGGGATGTAACCTGCTGCTGCTCGCCAGCTTCTTCGGTGTCACCTTCACCGACCGGCTGCTCTCGACGATCGGCCAGGGCGCCCGCGACCTCGATCCGGCTGCGGATGCGCCTAGCGTCGTGGTCGCCAAGTTGATGACCGGCGCGGCCGAGTTCGCCCGTGCGGGCGCCGATGGCCGCTACTGCCACGTCGATCGCGCCGAGCTGCGCGACGACGCGGTGATGATGATCCAAATCCTGGAGCCGTTCGCGGCTCCCGACACGCACCCCTGAGGACCAACCCGCCCGACCAACCGGGCTGAGGAGTAGACCATGACAAAGACGAGCGCCGCGGCGCCGACGAGGGTCGGTTCCGCGGGAGGAAACTTGCACGCGGTGCCGATCGCGCTCTACCCTGTGCCGGTCGTGCCGCGCACGGCTGAGCAGGCAGCGTGGAACATGCGGGCTGCCGTTCACATGACGGGAGCGGGCGCATGACGGCCGCACCCGACTATCAAGCCTTCCTTGAAGCGAAGATCCCGACCGCGGCACCTATGGGGTTCCGCTGCGACCTAGACGAGGTGCCGACGCATCTGGTCGACGGCCGGCCGCTCCGCGACCACCAGCGCCACGTCATTCGTTGGGCAGTCGAGGGCGGGCGCCGCGCGCTTTTCGAGGCTTTCGGGCTGGGCAAGTCGATCCAGCAGATCGCGATCATCGATCTGATCCTGCGCAAGAGTGACCCGGCTGACCTCGGCCTGATCGTCGCTCCTCTCGGTGTCCGCCGCGAGTTCATGCGCGACGCCGAGCTGCTCGGCGTGCCGACCGCGTTCGTCCGGACCGACGACGAGGTGATCGCGGCGGCCGAGGCCGCCGATCAGCGCGCGCCCATCATGCTGACCAATTACGAGAGCGTGCGTGACGGCAAGATCAGCCCGCACCTGTTCACCGCCGTCAGCCTGGACGAGGCGAGCGTGCTGCGTTCCTATGGGTCGAAAACCTTCCAGACGTTCCTCCCGCTGTTCGAGACGGTGCCGTTCCGCTTCGTCGCGACCGCCACGCCCTCTCCGAACCGCTACAAGGAGCTGATCCACTATGCCGGGTTCCTCGGCGTCATGGACACCGGGCAGGCGCTGACCCGCTTTTTCCAGCGCAACAGCGAGAAGGCAGGCGACCTCACCCTCTACCCGCACAAGGAGGAGGAGTTCTGGCTGTGGCTCAACAGCTGGGCCGTCTTCCTGCAACGGCCGTCTGACCTCGGCTTCTCCGATGACGGCTACGACCTGCCGCCGCTAGCCGTGCGCTGGCACGAGGTGAAGGCTGACATCGAGGCGGCGGGGACGGAGAGCAACGGCCAAGGTCGCCTTCTGCGCGACGCCGCGTTCGGCGTGGTGGAGGCGAGCCGGGAGAAGCGCGCGACCCTCGCCCCGCGCATCGCGGCGGCGGAGGCGATCGTCGCCGCCGCGCCAGCTAGCCACTTCCTCCTATGGCACGACCTTGAGGACGAGCGTCGAGCGATCGAGGCGACCTTCCCGGGCGTCGAGAGCGTCTACGGCGCGCAGGACCTCGACAAGCGCGAGGGCATCATTGCGCGGTTCGCCGAGGGCGTGAGCCGCCTGCTCGCCGCCAAGCCGATCATGCTGGGGAGCGGCACGAACCTCCAGCGGCACTGCCACCGCGCGGTGTTCGTCGGAGTCGGGTTCAAGTTCAACGACTTCATCCAGTCGATCCACCGGCTCCAGCGGTTCCAGCAGCCGCATCCGGTCGAGATCGACATCATCTTCGCCGAGACAGAGCGCGAGGTCGTCCGCGACCTCCAAGCCAAATGGGCGCGGCATGACGAGCTGGTCGAGCGCATGTCCGGGATCATCCGGCGGTTCGGCCTGCAACACGAAGTCGCGCTCGCCGGGCTCAAGCGGTCGATCGGGTGCGAGCGCCAAGAGGCCTCCGGCGCCGGGTGGACGCTCGCGCACAACGATTGCGTCGATGAGGCGGCGCGGCTGGCGGAGGGTTCGGTCGACCTGATCGTCACCAGCATCCCGTTCAGCAACCACTATGAGTACACGCCGAGCTACAACGACTTCGGTCACACCGACGACGACGCACACTTCTTCGCGCAGCTCGACCACCTGACGCCCAACCTGCTGCGCGCGCTCGCGCCCGGCCGCCTCGCCTGCATCCACGTCAAGGACCGGATCCTGTTCGGGTCGGTGACGGGTGAGGGCGTGCCGACGGTGAACCCGTTCCACGCCAAATGCATCGACCACTACCTGCGCCACGGCTTCCAGTTCATGGGCATGATCACCGTCGTCACCGACGTCGTGCGCGAGAACAACCAGACCTACCGGCTCTCCTACGGCGAGATGCTGAAGGACGGGACCAAGATGGGCGTCGGTTCGCCCGAATACGTCCTGCTGATGCGCAAGCCACAGACGGATCGGTCGCGCGGCTATGCCGACCGGCCGGTGACCCACAACCGCGAGGACTACAGCCTCGCGCGGTGGCAGGTCGACGCGCACGCCTTCTGGCGGTCGAGCGGAGAGCGGCCGATGACGCCGGACGAGCTATGGGAGGTGGAGGAGCGCTTCACCAGCATGGCGACCGGCGCGATCGTGAAGCGCTTTCGCGAGGAGAGCCGCGACCTCGTTTACAGCTACAAGAGCCACGTCGAGATCGGCGAGGCGCTGGCGGCGCGTGATGCGAACGACGGCCGCGGCAGCCTGCCGCGCACCTTTATGGCGATTGCGCCAGGCTCGCACGATCCGACCACCTGGGACGATATCGTGCGGATGCGGACCCTCAACGGCGAGCAGGTCCGGAAGGGCGCTGAGAAGCACGTCTGCCCGCTACAGTTCGACATCGTCGACCGCTTGATTGAGCGCTACTCGATGAAGGGCGAACTGGTGTTCGACCCCTTCTGCGGGCTAGGTACCGTGCCGATGCGCGCGATCGCCGCAGGGCGCCGCGGCGGCGGAAGCGAGCTCAACCCCGGCTACTGGGCTGCGAGCGTCTCCTACCTGCGCGAGCAGGAGGCGCAGGACGCCGTCCCGACGTTGTTCGACCTGCTCGACCTTGAGCACGAGCAGCCTCGGGCGGAGGCCGCATAGCCATGCCCGCCATCAACCTAGACCAGTTCGAGAACATGAGGCTCGCCGAAGCGGCCGAGATCCTCGGGCGGTCATTGCCGGCCGCCAAGGCTTGGCTTCAGCAGCGCGGCTTTCGCTGTCCCGGCATGGTGGTGACCCGGCCCCGCCTCGCAGGCGAGGTGCAGGACGAAATCAACCGGCGGCTCGACGCTGCGCCGCCGGCCTCCCCCTGCTTCAACTGCGGCGCTCGGGGCTTCTGCCGTCATCGCCCCGCACCCTCCAACATATACCACCAAGGAGCACGCCAGTGACCGAAGAACGCATGGGAGGAATGGGCGGCGGGCAAGTCGCCGCGGACGAACTGCGCCTGCTCGTCGAGCGCGTCGAGCGCCTTCAAGAGGAGGCGAAGGGCATCGCCGACGACATCAAGGACGTCTTCAGCGAGGCAAAGGGCCGCGGGTACGATCCCAAGGCGATCCGCACGATCCTGTCGATCCGCAAGAAGAAGCGTGAGGAGTACCAGGAGGAACAGAGCATCCTCGAGGTTTACCTCCAGGCGCTGGGGATGATCTGAGCGGTGCGCGGCCTGCTCTCCCGCATCTTCGGCGACCAGGCCGCGCCCACCCCGGCGCAGGCGGCTCCCGTTGATTCCCTCACCCGCTGCGAGCGCGAGATCGCGGAGGCGGTGTCCCGGCGCCGCGCCGCCCGCCTTGCCCGCCCTACCCGTGACGAGGCCAAGCGCTTCGCCCGCGCCCGCCCCAAGACCGACCAACTCGCCCGCGAGATGGCGATGGCACCGGTGGCATGCTGATGGACGAGCAAGGCGGCTTGGCGCTCGACATGCCCTGCGCGATCGCGTTGCGACGCGCCTCCGATCTCGCGGGCGCACGGTTGATCATCATCGGCGGCAAGGCGGTCTCGGCACGTCGTCTAGCGCGCATCGCTCGTGCGTTGGAGCATCGGGCGCGCGCTGCTGCGGTGAGGAGCGCTGCGTGACGCTCCCCCGCAATAGCCCTCTATCGACCCCCGGCCTCGGACAGGTTGCCCATCTCCGCGGCGGCTTGCTCGTCGCTGGGCTCCTCATCGGCAGCTTGCTCGACCGCGTCGCCCTGCACCGGGTTCTCGGTCTCGGGGTTCGTCGTCGTGCTCTCCACCGCCAGGTTATTGCCCTCGGCAATCGGCTTCGTGTCGTCGGCCATGCCACTCTCCTCGTTGGTCGCAGCCAGAACGCGCGGCGACGGGATTGGGCCAACGCAGCGCCTGCGGAGCGCGCCGGTTGAGCGTCCGGATCATGACGGCCGTATGGTCCGTCACCCTTCCCGATAGCGAAAAGATCGTCCTGCTCGCACTCGCCGACGCGGCGAATGACGAGGGCCTGTGCTGGCCTTCGATGGCCACGCTCTCGGCGAAGTGCAGCAAGAGCGACCGGACGGTGCAGACGGCGATCAAGTCGCTTGTCGCGGCGGGCCACCTGAGCCGCCAAGAGCTGGCGGGCAAGGGCTGCCGCTACATCGTGCACCCCTCCCCCGAAGCCGCTTCACCCCCGAAGCCGCTGCGGGGCGAAACGGCTTCACCCCCGAAGGGAACGACGCCGACCCCCGAAGCCGCTTCGGACAAACCATCAAGAACCATCACCTCTCCGGAGGCTATGCCTCCGTCGAGACGCGGACGCGTCGAGCGCGGGACGCGGCTGCCAGATGGATGGAAGCCCACACGGTTTGAGGACGGCACCGTGGCGCGGGAGGTCGTGGATCGCCGTGGTCAGGAATGGGCGCGGCGGGCCCGAGAGACCTTCGAGAACCACTGGCGAGCGGCAACCGGCCGCACCGCCGTGAAGAACGACTGGCAGCGCGCCTTCGCCAACTGGATCATCGAGCAGGACAATCGAGATGGAAGACGACCGAACGGACGTGTGGGCGGAGACGGGGCCGGCAGCGGGCTACGCGGCTCGCGTCCAGACCCTGCCCTCGACATGCGGAGACAGGCCCTCGCCGAACTCGAAGCCGAGCGTGCCGGCATCGATCCGCCTCCTCGTGGCGGACCTCGGCCTGCGCTACCAGCCCCGGGCAGCTGCTGACCTCGAAGCGCATGCCGGCAAGTTGGCGCTGCTCGCGACTGACCTCGCCGACTGCGATCCGGCGCTGCTGGACGCCGCGATCCAGCGCTGGGCGAGGTCCAGCGTGTGGATGCCGCGCGCCTCGGAGTTAATCGACCTGGTGGAGAGATCGCGGCCCGCGACGACGACGGTTGTGCGCCCCGTCGCCCTACCCGCGCCCATCGAGACCGAGGAGCAACGGGTGGAGCGCTTGGAGGTCGCCAAGCTCATGCGAGGATTGCGCCTGCGCCTAGAAGCTGCGTCGGCCGCATGAGGTGGCGCCTTGGCATCATGGCCGACGCTTCTGGTGCTGCCCCTGCGGCGCTCGCGACGAAACGCTCGACGGCAGCGCGCCAGATCGGTGTTGGTCGTGCGGTGCGCCGACGCAGGCAGAATGGGTGCCGCCAGCCGTTGCTGCCGTCCGCTCGCGTGACGATGTTCTCTGACTGTTCTATGAGGCGACTGCTATGACGAGGGCCAAGGGCGAGTGGTGCATCCTGCGCACGGGCGGACCGCGGACGCTGCGGCTAGCCTCGTCGTTGGCGCTCGCGGGGTTCAACGCCTGGACGCCAACGATGACGGTGACGCGCCGCAAGGGTCGCGCCCGCGAACGCGTTGAGGTGCCCGCCCCGATCGTGCCGACGTTCGTCTTCGTCCGCGCCTCCACGATCGCGGACGTCGTGGCGTTGCATCGCGCACTCGGCGCGCACGACAGCCCCCACCCACCCTGCTCGATCTTCAGCCACGGGCAGCAGGTGCCGCTCATCGCCGACGCCAGCCTTGCCGCTCTGCGCCGGGAGGAAGAGCGACACCGCTTGCGTGAGCGGAAGAAGGTGCGCACCGTGGTTGAGCCGGGCTCGCGCGTCTGCCCGACCGAGGGGCCGTGGGGCGGGATGACCGGCATCGTCGAGAGCAGCACGAACAAGGAGGCGCGGGTGCGGTTTGGCCCGACCTTCATCGTGTCGATTGCCTCTTACCTGCTCGTGGGAGACGTGGTACAGAGCGCGAACAAGCCCGAGATGGGCATCGCCGCCTGAGCGGCTAGGCTGAGCGCGATGGCGTTGCCACCCTCGCCGACCCCGACCGTCGCAGATGCGATCGGGCGGGTCGGCGTAGCTATGAGCATCAGGAGGTCGGGATGGTCGAGCGCCTCCGCGGCCGCGCAGGACAGGCGCAGCGCCTCCGCCGCCTTGAAGCGCACGGCGTCCATTGCGTTAGGTGCGGGTGCCTAGGCGTCTGGTTCGTGCGCGAGGTCACCGCCGCGCTCCCTCTGCTCCAGGTCAATCACAAGCTGGCGCTCGCTCAGGGCGGCACCGACACCGACGACAACACCGAGGTCATTTGCGAGCCCTGCCACAAGGCGGAGACCGCGGACCAATTCGGCAAGGTGCAATCCAAGGGTCTTGGCGGCTGCGATGCGTCGGGCATGCCTACCGCCCCCCTCCACCCTTGGAACCGCGGCAGGGGGTAGGGGCGGGTGCAAAGTCAGGGCGGGGTCCAACCGTGCACCGTCCCCGCCACCAACCTTGTCGCTAATACAGGATTTGCTTCATGGCCGCTCGACGCACCCGCGTCGACAGCGCCGCCGGAGCCGTGGCGGTCATGGCTGCCGCCGCACGCGACCTGTCGCCGCCCGCCCACATCCAGCTTCGCCCTGGCGACATGCCGTTCTGGGACTCGGTAATCGCCGAGCGCGCGAAGAGCGAGTGGACAGACGCCGACCTCGCAGTCGCCGCTCAGCTCGCTCGTTCGATGGCAGACGCCGAGATGCTGTCCGGCATGTCGGTCGGACAACGCGGGAACGTGAAGGGCAAGATCAAGCCGAAGTTCGTGATCGCGAGCATCGGCGCCGTCGACAAGCTGGCGCGTCGGGTCGTGACCCTCCGCCGGGCGCTCGGCCTCGACAACCGAGCGAAGAACGGAGAGCAGCGCGACGTCAACCGGCGCCGCGATCACGCCAAGGAGATCGAGGCCGGGCACAACCCGCTTGCCGATGATGGGGACGATCTCCTCGCGAGGCCGTCGACGCTCCAGTGAGCGTGCCGCGCGGCGGATGGCCGCCGCCGACGTTCGAGGGCGAGAAGAAGCCGCAGACCCGCGGCGATCGCGTCATCGCCTTCATCGAGCGATACTGCGTCGTACCGGCAATACAGAACGGCGGTTGGAGCGGGTTCAAACCCGCAGAAAACCGCCATTTTCGGGGGCCTCGGCCCCCTTTTTCTATGGTCGAGCACACTTCCAACCGCTCCCACTGAAAACCGCAGAAAACCGCCAGTTTCCAACCGGGCGCGGCGCGTCCGTGACGCATGGAGTGACGCATGAGTGACGCACCGACCCTGCCCGAAACGGACCTCCTAACGGGCGTCGCCGCAATCGCCGCGGCCATCGGCATGACCAAGCGGCAAGCCTACCACCTCCACGAGTCGGGGGAGCTGCCGACGTTCAAGATGGGAGGCAAGGTCTATGCCCGGCGCTCCACCCTCGCCCGCCACTTCGCCGACCAGGAGGCCGCGGCGGCGCGGGCCGCGCGTGGCGAGTGAGCGTCGAACAGATCGCCCTCGCTTGGGCCTCTGGCGTCCCGCCAATCGATCGGCTGGTGCTGCTCGCCCTGGCGGACTGGTCGGACAAAGCGGGAAGGACGTGGCCCTCGATCCCCCAGCTCGCGAGCAAGACGGGCATCCACGAGCGGACGGTGCGGCTCGCCCTCGGGAGGCTTGAGGGCGGCGGACATCTCACCCGGCGGAGCCTCCCCGGCAAGGGCACGCGCTACCGCCTCACTATCCAACCCGTCGATACCCCGGGCGCTACGCCCACCCCGGGCGCAGAACCCACCCCGGGCGTGACGCCCACCCCGGGCGTAGCGCCCGGAACCCCGGGCGCAGCGCCCACCAATACGTCAGCTATACGTCAAGAGAGGAAGAAGGCTTCGCCTTCTCCCTCTACCCGCGCACGGTCGACCGCCTCCGTTGGAGGGGGTCCGATCACCGTCGGTGGTTCGACCTCCGATGGAGGCTCAACCCGGGTCTCCCCACAGCCGGGGACACCTGCTCGCGCGATCGACCTTCCGCCGCTCCCCCCGGGCGCCAGCGACCAGCAATGGGCCGATTACGTCGAGGTGAGGGTCGCGATGGCTCGTGCCGACAAGAAGCGCCCTTGGACCCCCACCACCGCCCGGAAGGCCATCGAGAAACTGACGGCGCTCGCGGCGGCCGGGGAGGACCCTGGCGCGGTGCTCGACCAGTCGGTGCTCAACACCTGGCAGGGCCTGTTCCCCGTGAAGGACGACCGAAATGGACGACGAGGACAACCCTTGGCGGCGGGCGCTGGTGCGCGTGGACCCCGACCAGACCCCGCACTCGACCTGCTCTACGCCGCCCGAGCCGCCGAAGCGGCCGAAGGCGCCCCCGGCGATTGGCAGGATGATTGCGGAGCTTGGCCTTCGCTACCGACCGACCGCGGCGACTGACCTCGCTGCCCATGCCGAGGCGTTGCGACTCCTCACGCTCGATGTCGCCGACCTCCCCGCCGATCGCCTACAGCGCGCTATAGCGGCTTGGGTGCGTCGCGAGCGGTGGATGCCCAAGGCGGCTGACCTCGTGGCGCTGGTGCAACGCCAACTCGAGGCGGAGCAGGCCAACCAGCCGCAGCAATCGATCGAGGATGCACAGGCATTCTGCGACCAGCGCAACGCGATCATGGCGAGCAAGCCGAAGGGCCGGCACGATATCGAATGGACCGTCGTGAACGGCTCGCCGCAGCTCCGATATCGCTGACCGCCGGGGGGCGGGTCCAAAGTCAGGGCGGGGTGTGACCGTGCACCGTCCCCGCCACCAGCTTGATCGCTAATACAGGATTTGCTTTTCGGCCGGTGGCGGGTGCCCCCTCACCCCGGCTTGCGGCTTCGCGCCGCGCCCCGAGGGGGTGGAGACGTAGCGATGACCGCTCAAGACCAGGAAGAAGTCGCCAACCTACAGCGACAGTTCGACGCCTACGTCGGTAACCTCATCGCCTCGGGCCTGAGCCCCGCTGTGGTCACGACCGCCCTCCTCGGCGCGGCAAGCGAGCGCGTCCTATTGGCGAGCACGCCTACCCAGACGGCGGCATGGCTGCGCGGCCACGCGCTGGCGATCGAGAAGTTCGGCCCCGCCATGCTGGAAGCCGCGCGCGCCGGTTGACGGTTCCCCGTTCGTTCCATATGCATCGGGCTGACCTTGCCGGGGGGAGCCCGGCGGGTCCGCCGTAACCGCTCGGGGGGAGCCCGACGCGCGAAGGTGACGAGAGAGTGACCCGGCCCTTGCGGGATGCAGGCCCGACGACCTCAGCGACCGTCAACCACGCAGCGAGCGAGTGCGGCCTGATGCCCCCGATCCTGCGATCACCAAGAGGGCACACCATGAAGAAGCTGATCCACGCTCGCAGCGCGAGCATCCTTGGCGCAATGACCGCGACCGAACGTGCACGCGGTCGCTACATGCGCGGCCCCGATGACCACCCGACCGGCGCGGCACTCGCCAGTCAGGTGAAGGGCTGGATGGATGACCGCTTGATGGAGGTCACCGGGCGGCTCGATCACATCGAACAGGCGGCGACCCGCCCGGGCGGCGGAGCCGGCTTCGCCACCAAGAGCTTCGGCCAACAGGTCGCCGAGAGCGACGAGTTCAAGCACCTCGCCGAGCAGCGGTTCCGCCCCGGCTCGGCCGCGCGGATCGAGCTGAAGGCGATCACCACCGCGGGCGGCTCCGGAGGCGGCCTCAGCCGTCCCGACGTCGACACGGAGATCGCGTCCCTCGCTCGGCGCCCGATCATGGTCCGCGACCTCCTCACCGTGGTTCCCACCACCAGCGGGTCCGTCGACTACGCCAAGCAGGCGAACCGGACCAACAACGCCGCGCCCGTCGCTGAGGGGCAGACCAAGCCGTACAGCAACTACGGCTGGACCAAGACCAACGTCCCCGTCCGCACGATCGCGCACCTCGCCAAGCTGACCCGGCAGGCGGCGGAGGATGCGCCTCAGCTCCAGGCGGAGGTCGACAGCGAGATGCGCTACGGCCTGGCGCTGGCGGAGGACAGCCAGATCCTGCTCGGCGACGGTACCGGCGAGAACCTGCTCGGCCTCTACCCGCAGGCGACCGCCTACGCCCTGCCCGTCGGGTTCACCATGCCGGGAAGTCCGACGCAGATCGACAAGCTTGGCGCGGCCATCCTTCAACAGCTCCTCACCAGCTTCACGCCGGACGGGATCGTGCTGCACCCGACCGACTGGATGCAGATGCGGATGCTGAAGGATGCGAACGGCAACTACCTGTTCGGCAAGCCCGGTGACGACGTGCCCCCGAAGCTGTTCGGTCTCCCGATCGTGCCGACCCAGGCCATGACGGTCGGCACCTACCTGCTCGGCGCGTTCAAGCTCCAGAAGCTCTACGACCGCATGGCTCCCGAGGTGCTGATCTCGTCGGAGAATGCCGACGACTTCGAGAAGAACCTCCTCACCATGCGCTGCGAGGAGCGGCTCGCGCTGGCGGTCCGCCAGCCGGGGGCGATCATCAAGGGCTCCTTCGCGGCCTAAACCGGATCGGCCCGGGGTTGCTCCTCAGCCCTCGGCTGCAATCCCGCCCACGCATGAGGCTGACGCGGCGCGGCCAACAACGACAAGCCCGATGCCCGGGCGGGTGCCGGTTCGCCGGCGAGCAGGGCTCAATCGGGCACCGCCGCACCCCCTTTAGGAGGCTGCCATGAACGATGACACGCCCGGCATTGGCGTTACATTCGGGATCGACTTCGGGAACGCTTTCGGCGGCCTCAAAACCCTCGACGACTTGATCGGCAAGACGGCGGCCGACGCCGTTCGCTCCTTTGCCGCGATGGAGCAGGAGGTTGCTGGCGGACTCGGCCTGCCCGAGGCATCGCGACAGTTTCAAGCGCTCACCCGCGAAACCGCCGCGACCCAACGCGAGCTACGCACCGCCGCGCAGGAGACCCGCAAGGTAGAACAGGCCGGTGAGGCGCTGGTGCGGCAGCTCGAGCGCCAGAATGCAACCTTCGGCATGTCACGAGAGCAGCTTCGCGGGCTTAAGGCGGAAAACGCCGCGCTCGCCGCTGAGCAACGGGGACTGACCGAGCTCGCGCAGCGCATCCGGTCGCAAGAGGCGGGCCTCGCCGCGCAGGAGGTGGCTAACCAGCGCCGGATCGCGGCGGAGGTCCGAGCGGCGGCTGAGGCCAAGGCGCTAGCGGCTCAACAGGCCGTCGCGGCGGCGGCGGCGGAAGCACAGGCTCGTCGCGAGGCCACCCTGGCGCACGGCGCATTCGAGGCCGCCGCCCGGCGCGGCATTCAGGCCCTACGCGAACAGGAGGCGGTCGCGCGGTCGAACGCCCTCGCGGTCCACGCTCAGCAGATGCGGGAAGCTGCGCACGCGCATGGCGCGTTCGAGGCGGCGGCCCGCCGGGGCATCGAGGCGATGCGCCGGCAAGAGGCCGCCGAGGCGAGCCTTGCGGCGGAGACGCGGGCGCTTCGATCCGCCCTCGACCCGATGTTCGCCGCGCAGCAGCGGTTCGACAACGAGCTGACCCGGGCGGAGCGGCTTTTGGCCGCCGGCACGATCACCCAGCGCGAATATACCCAAGCCGTCGCCTTGGCGCGCACGACGCTCCAGAACCACGCCACGGCGGTCGCGGGCGTAGGCAGCGCCGCCACCCGAACCGCTCAGCAGCAGCAAGCGGCGGCGGCGGCGATGGGAGCGAACCGCCAAGCGATGGCGGGCTTGTCGTTCCAGGCGCAGGACACGTTCACCCAGCTCAGCATGGGAGCGAACGCCTTCAGCGTGCTTGCCATCCAAGGCGGGCAGGCAGCGGGCATGATGATGACGATGGAGGGGCGCGCCGGGTCATTCGCCCGCTTCATGCTTGGGCCGTGGGGGCTCGCGATCACCGCAGGAATGCTGGTCGTGGGGGCGCTCACCAAGGGCATGTTCGACAACTCGGAGGCCGCCAAGGAAGCCGAGGCGGCCATGAAGAAGTTCCAGGACCGGCAGTCGGACATCGGCAACTTCATCGACGACACGACCGGCCGGTTGAAAGAGCAGAACCGCACACTGATCCTCAACGCGACACTGGCGCGACAGGCGCAAATCGCAGCAAACGCGGCGGCGATCGGGGAGAGCAGGAACAAGGCGTTCGCCGCGGCTCGCGAGGGGGCAACGCGAACCGTCTACGATCCCGAGCGGCGCCTGGGCGGCAATGGCGGTCAGGAGGTGCTCGATCCCGCGGTCGCGAAGCTGATCCAACAATCGGCCGGCGACGTCGACAAGCTCGCAACCGGGCTCGGGTCCCTTGCCGCTCGGCGTCCCGAGCTGGCAAAGGTTGCCCTAGAGGTCAGCGGGATTGGCGGTCAGGCGGTGCTCGCGGCTCGCGAGAACGAGAAACTGCGCGCCGAGCTACGCGCTCTAGGCGGGCAGACCTCCGTTGTCGGCCGCGAGACCACCGGCCTTATCGCCAAGCAAGTCGCGCTCGCGACCGCCACCACCCCTGTCGCGCGAGCACGGGCCGAGCTGGCGCTGGTGCAGGAGCGCGCCACCGCCGCCGACAAGGCGGGTGGCGTCGCCCTCACCCAATACCGCCACGACCTCACCGCGGCGACGCAGGCCGTGAATGCTGCCGAGGCGGCGGAGCGATCCGCCACGGCGGGGCGGCGCCTCGCCAGCCGAGAGGCTCGGGAGGCGGTACGGGAGGCCGCAAAGGCGCAGAAAGAGTGGGACAAGGTGCTCGACAGCCTCAACCTCACCACCGGCGCGCGTGATGCGGAGTTCGCACAGATCCTTCAGCGCGCCAGTACGGCGCGCGCGAACATGGGTCAGACGTTCCGCGAGATCATGGGCGAGGATACCTTCTCGGCGATGGACGATGCCCTAGCGCGCGCCGACGAGGCGCAGCGCGAGCGGGTCAACGCTTGGGGCGAGAACATGCGAGGACAGGCCGCCACCATTACCGAGCTGTTCGATGCGATTGATACGACCGGGCAGAGTGTGGCGGAGAACATGGCGAGCGCGTTCGGCCGAGCCGGCGGCGCGATCGGCGATGCGATGGCCGCGGCAACGGGTTATGCAGCGCAACAGTACCGCCTCACCCGCGAACACCAAGCGGCGCTGGCGGATGCGAACGGTGACCAGCAGCGGATCGAGCGCGAGGAGTTGGCCTTCGCCCTCAGGTCGGGGCAGCTTCGCACCGAAGCCATGCTCGGCGTCACCGGCGCCGCCAAGGGGCTCTTCCGCGAGCACAGCGCCGGCTACCGCGCAATGGAGGCCGCCGAGAAGGCCCTCACCGTCGTGCAGCTCGCACGGACCGCGATCGACGTTGCTGGCGGCGCGGCGCGCATGTTCGCCACCCTCGGACCACTCGGCTTCCCCGCGGTGGCGGCGATGGGGGCCGTTATGGCCTCGCTTGGCTTCTCGATCGCAAGCGGCGGCGGGGCCGGGACGCTTCCGGCGAGCAACGCGGGCACAGGCTCGATCCTAGGCGATCCGACCGGGCAATCGGAAAGCATCCGCCGCTCGATCGACGCGCTACGCGAGGTGGATGACCTCACCGCGACGCACACCCGCGAGATGGCCGCAAGCCTACGGACGATCGAAAGCAGCATCGGCGGCGTCGCCGCGCAGCTCGTTCGGGCGGGCTCCCTCAATGCCAGCGCGGGCGTTGTCGAAGGGTTCAACACCAACGCGGTCGGATCGGTGCTCAAGGCGATCGTGCCGCTGTTCGGCGGCATGCTGTCAGGGCTGTTCGGGACCAAGACCACCGTTACCGGCGGCGGCCTCTACGCGGACGCGCGCACCGTTGGGGACATTCTCGGCGGCGGCTTCGACGCGGGCACCTACAGCGACGTGGAGAAGGTGAAGAAGTTCCTCGGGATCACGACCGGGCGGAGCACGTCTACCGTCTATGGCGGCTCGGCGGGCGGCGAGGTCAACGACCAGTTCACCCTTATCTTGAGGTCCTTCTCCGACGCGATCGGCGCTGCGGCGGGGCCGCTCGGCGAGTCGACGGACGCCATTGCGGCGCGGGTATCCGGGTTCGTGTTCAACTTGGGGCGGATCGACCTCAAGGGCGTCACCGGCACCGAAATCGAGGAGAAGCTGACCGCGATGTTCGGTGCCGCAGCCGACGGGATGGCCGCCACCGCGTTCCCCGGCATTCAGCGGTTCCAGCGCGTGGGCGAAGGCGCGTTCGAGACGCTGGCGCGGGTGGCGACGACGGTGGAGGCTGTCACCCTCTCGCTCGACCAGCTCGGCACCAGCGCGCGCGGGCTCGGGATCGACGCGAAGATGGGGCTTGCCGGGCAGTTCGACAGCATCGGCGACCTCACCGGCGCCGCCGACGCCTATTTTGCGTCCTACTTCACCAAGGCGGAGCAGAATGCCGCGCGCCTGGCGCAACTCGGCGGCGCGTTCGATGCGATCGGTCTCGCCATGCCGGCGACACTCGGGAGCTTTCGCGCGCTGGTGGAGGCGCAAGACCTCACCAGCGCGGCGGGGCAGCGCACCTTTGCGACCCTGCTACAGCTCGCCCCGGCGTTCGCGGACCTTCAGGCGGCGATGACGGGGGCTAAGAGCGCCGCCGACGTGCTCGCCGAGCGGGGCGACCTAGAGCGCAAGCTGTTGGAGCTGGCAGGCGACACGGCGGCCCTGCGCGCGCTCGACCTCGCCAAGGTGGATGCGAGCAACCGAGCGTTGCAGCAGCAGGTCTGGGCCATGGAGGACGGGCAAGCCGCCGCCAAGGCCGCCGACGAGCTGCGCAAGGCATGGGGCAGCGTCGGGGACAGCATCATGGAGGAGGTCCGCCGCATCCGCGGGTTGACCGACACCGCGTCGGGCGGCGGCTTCGCGTCCCTCATGGGGCAGTTCAACGCGGCGACGATCGCGGCGCGAGCCGGGGACCAGGATATCGCGAAGACCCTTCCCGGCCTGTCCAAAGCGCTACTCGACGCAGCTGCCGACGCCGCCACCAGCCAGCAGGAGCTTGACCGAGTGCGGGCGGAGACGGCGGCGAGCCTTGAGGCCACCTACGGGCTGGTGGGCGCGCTCGGACGCGCCGCGGTGCCCGCCAACGCGGTTCCGGCAGCGGCTGTGACCGCGGCGGCGGCAGCACCATCCTCCAGCGCGGCTACCGACTTGCGGGAGCAATGGCGCGAGGTGGCGGCGGAGCTGCGCGAGGAGCTGGCCAACATGCGGCGGGAGAACACTGCCACAGGCGCGGCGATCGCGGGCAACACCGGCCGCATGGCGAGGATCATGGAGGACGTGACCTCGGCGAGCGGCGGGGATGCGGTAAGCATTGCGAACGGCGCGTAGTGTAGCCCTACCGCCTGCACAGTTGAATACTGTATAAGGTGGGATGCAGCGGACGTTCACCCCCGCGTGCATCTACGAGGCCAAGATGAAAGACGAACGAAGCGCCGCCGTTATTCTCGCCGATCTACAGCAGCGGCTTCTCCACGCTGTGGATGGAAGCGCCGATAGCCGGATTGACTACAAGTGGGAGCGTCACGGCGACAAGACGGTCTATCGGTTTACCGTGCCCGACTGACCGGCGCGCGGAAGCTATCCCCTTGGCGGAGGACGGCTTGCGCTGAAACTGTGGTGGGGGCATGGTGCCCGCTGGGTGTGAGAGCCCGGCTTGGAATAGGCGGCAGGTCCGTTGGCGCGGAACCTGTGACCGAATGATGCGACGCGCTTGGCGGTGCGTCACCCGACCTTACTGGCCGGGGTGACGCGCTATGTCCAGAGCGAAAGCTTAAAAGCACGTCGCCTGTCTTCCGAGCAGGCTCTCACCCCCCGGCTCCAGGTCCGCCACCTGGGACGGCTGTGAGAGGCCGTTATCTCGGAAGAACGAACCATGTTTCACGACACCACCTTTCCCCCACCGGACGGCCGGCTGGCGGGCCTCATGCGCGAGCTGAACGCCCTCGCCCCCGACGACATCGGCGCGGCGATCGACGCCATGATCGCGAACCTCGATGCTCGGGATGGCGACCCCGACCTCGAACCAACCGGTGACGAACGCGACGCCAGCTTTCCCGAGGGATGGCCGGCGATGGGGCGCCTCAACCCCGTCGCCCTGAACAGCGAGGATGCCGAGGACGATGACGACGACAGCGAGCACGACGGCGCCGAGCTGACCTCACGGAACGGGTCACAGCACTGGGACGCGCCGACAACCGGGACGGACGACGACGAGGAATGCTCCGATCGTTGCGAGGCGGGCGACGACATGATGCTCGCCGGCCCGGCGCTTGACCGCGGCCGGTGGCTCGATGGCGACAAGGCGCGGTGCTGGATTGACCTCCGGCCAGGCAACGAGGAGGACGCGGAAGCGGATCGCCCGCCCTGCTACCAGCTCGACCAGCGCGCTCCGCTGTTCGTCAACGCGAGCAACGACTGGTGACGATCGACCAGATCGACGCGCTCAGCGCGCTCGGACGTCGGCTCGCCCACGTCCTCGCCGTCGCTCGGCTGATCGCTGCATCGGACGAGGGCACCTCCACTGATGCCGTGTACGCCATCGTCCAGCTCTTGGATGATGCGACCACCATCCTCGACGCGACCGTGCCCTTGCAGGCGACGGCCTAAACCCCTGCCCCGCCCCTCGCACGGCGGCGGGCGGGGCCTTTCATGGAGAGACGACTATGGCGAGCGTGAGCAAGCGCCAGTGGAAGAAGCCCGACGGCTCGACCGGGCAAGGCTGGCAGGTCCGCTACACCGACCCGGCAACAGGGAAGCGGCCGGGCAAGATGTTCGACCTCAAGAAGGACGCGGACGCCTACCTGCGGAAGGTTCAACGCGAGATCGAGGACGGGGTGCACACGGCCCCGGCGGAGTCGCCCTACATCCGCGACCTCGCGGCGGAGTTCGTGAAGGATGCGGAACAGCGGCTAGCGGACGGTCGGATCGGCCGCGCGCGCTACGAGAAGCTGGCGCTGGTGGCGCGCAAGAACGTCATTCCCGCGCTCGGCGGCGTCCGCATCCGTGACCTCAAGCATCCCGAGGTCCGTCAGCTCTACGACGGTCTCGTCGCGAACGGCTTCACCCCCTATCGTGCTCGCGATCGGTTGATCGACGTGCGACAGGTGGAGGCCTTCGCGGTGCGGCGCGGCTATACCAAGACGACCCCTATCGCCGACGTGCTGGAGGAGCTGCGCGGCATGCGGCGCCCGGTCATTCGGACGCTGGGCGTGGAGGAGGTCCGCCGTATCCTGGAGGTTGCCGCCGGTCACCGCCACTGGACCCGCGGTCGGGCTGCGGCCCTCATCAACACGATGGTCCACCTCGCCGCATGCTGCGGCCTGCGCCGCGGCGAAATCCTCGGGCTGACCGGCGACGCGATCGACGTCGAACGCCGCCTGATCCACGTCCGACACAACCTCACCAATTGGGACGAGCTGAAAGGCCCGAAGACGGAGGCGGGCGTTCGAACCGTGCCGATGCCCGCGCAGCTCGCCGCGATCCTCACGGACTGGATCGCGCGGCACTACCGCGACGACCCGCGGGGCTTGCTGTTCCGGACCCCGACTGGCCGGATGATCTTCCCGGCGCTGGTGCGCCAGATGTGGGTCAAGCTGCTCAAGGATGCCGGGCTGGAGAACGAAGGCGACGCCCACCACTTTCATGCGCTCCGCCACTTCGCGGCGAGCTGGATGATCGAGAACGCGATGCCCCTGCCCGAAGTCGCGAAGCTCATGGGGCACAGCCGGGTAGACATGACGATGAGCGTCTACGCCCACGCGCTGAAGAACCCGCAGGCCCGCCACAGCGAGATGCAGCGGATGACGGACGCAATAGTGCCTAATCGCCTGACGCATAGCGGACGCATCGCCGCCTAAGCGGCTGTAAAGGCGCGCTTCCTCTCTCTTCGTACCCGAGGGCAAGTTGGTCGGGCGTCCGGTCCGGCTGGAGCCGTTCCAGAAGCGCTTCATCTGGGACGTCTATGACAATCCCGAAGGTCCGACGGTCGAGGGCATTCTCTCGATCGCCAGGAAGAACGGCAAGTCGGCGCTGATCGCCTGCATCCTTCTCGCCCACCTGGTCGGACCGGAGGCTCGGCTCAACAGTCAGATCGTGTCGGGAGCGCGGTCGCGCGATCAGGCCGCTCTGGTGTTCAAGCTCGCCTCGAAGATGGTGAAGCTCAACCCGGTGCTCGACAAGCTGGTTCGGATCATCCCCTCGGGGAAGACGCTAATCGGGCTGGCGCTGAACGTCGAGTTCCGGGCGCTGGCGGCGGACGGACAGACCGCGCACGGCCTGTCGCCGGTGCTCGCGATCCTCGATGAGTTGGGGCAGGTCCGCGGTCCGCAAGACGACTTCGTCGAGGCGATCGAGACTGCGTCGGGCGCCTACGACGACGCGCTTCGGCTGGTCATCTCGACCCAGGCGCCGACGGATGCCGACATGCTGTCGATCAAGATCGACGACGCGCGGCGGTCGAAAGACCCGAAGATCGTGGTTCATGTCTACGAGGCGGAGAAGGGCTGCAAGGTACTCGACCCGATCGCGCATGCCGCCGCGAATCCGGCGCTCGGTACCTTCCGCTCGCAGGTCGAGCTACTCGCCGCCGCGGAGAAGGCGGATCGCATGCCGTCGGCGGAGAACGGATTCCGCAATCTCTACCTCAACCAGCGGGTCAACCGCTTCTCGCCTTTCATCTCGCCCAGCGTCTGGGGAGCGACCAATGGCGCGGTCGATATGGAGGCGTTCGCGAAGGGGCGCCGGTTCGGCGGCCTCGATCTCGCAGAGACGACCGACCTCTGCGCGTTCGTCGCCGGCTCCGAGTGGGAGGGCGTCTGGCACTACCTCGCCTGGTTCTGGAAGCCCGAGAAGACGCTCGCTGATCATGCCAAGCGCGACCGTGTGCCATATCCGTTGTGGGCGGAGCAGGATCTGATCGCTACCCCGCCCGGCGTCGCCGTCGACTACGAGTACGTCGCGCACGATCTCGCCCGCATCTCCGAGGAGCTCGGCGGGTTCGAGCGGATCGGGTATGACCGACACCGCTTCAAGACGCTGGAAGTCCAGATGCAGAAGGTCGGCGTCGAGCTACCCTTCGAGCCGTTCGGGCAGGGCTTCCTCTCGATGGCCCCGGCCATGGACCTTGCCGAGATCGACTTCCTCAACGGCAACGTCCGGCACGGCGCCAATCCAGTGCTGACGATGTGCGCGGCGAACGCGGTGGTTCGGAAAGACCCGGCGGGCAACCGCAAGCTGGACAAGTCCAAGTCGACGGGCCGCATCGACGGCATGGTCGCGCTGGTGATGGCGAGAGGGGTGGCGGCTATGCACAGCGAGGACAGCGGCCCCGACATGAACAGCTTCCTCGCGTCCGGAGCCATGTTCGCGTGACGATCACCTCGGTTGTCAGCGGATGGATGCAGTCGATGATCGGCGGCGCTCCGGCCAAGCTGGACGGCTCGCGTCGCGACGTCGAGCACACGATCGCCTTTGGTGGCGGTGGCACCTTCGCCAATAAGCGGGTCACCGCCGACTCGACCATGTCTCTCTCGACCGCTTGGGCGTCGGTGCGGCTGAACGCTCGGACAATCGCCTCTTGCGGGCGCAAGGTCTATCGCCGCACCTCCGCGCTCCAGCGCGACGCGGCCGAGGATCATCCGCTTTACCGCGTGCTGGCGACCAGCCCGAACCCAGATCAGACGCCGATGGAGTTCTGGGAGGGGCAGGTCACCGCCCTCAATCTGCGCGGCAACGCCTTCGCTCGGATCGGCCGCCGTGGTGACGGGCAAGTCGTCGCGTTGTGGCCGCTCTCGCCGGACAGCGTTGCGGTATATCGGGCAGCGACCGGCGAGCGCCGGTATGTCGTCGGCGGCAAGGAGGATCTCGGCGCGTCCGAGGTGTTCCACCTGCGCGGGTTCGGCGCAGGCGGTGATCTCGGCCTGTCGCCAATCGCCTACGGACGGCAGACGATCGCCACGGCGCTCGCGGCGGAGGAGGTTGCCGGGTCGACGTTCTCGAACGGCCTTCAACTCTCCGGCTTCGTAGAGGATCAGCCCGGCGCGAAGACGACGAACGAGCAGCGCGAGGGGCTGGTAGATCTGTTCCGCAAGTTCGCCGGATCGGGTCAGGCGGGCAAGGTGATGCCGCTCCCACCCGGGATGGCGTTCAAGGCGCTAGGGCTCAGCCCGGAAGACGCGCAGCTCCTCGACACACGCCGCTTCTCGGTGGAGGAAATCTGTCGCTGGTTCGGGGTCTTTCCCATTCTGATCGGGCACGCCGCGCAGGGTCAGACGATGTGGGGGTCGGGGATTGAGCAGATCGTGCTCGCCTGGCTGACGCTGGGCCTCGGCACCGAGTTGGAACGCATCGAGCAGGCGATCGAGAAGCAGCTCATCCTCCCGGCCGAACAAGGCCGGCTCTACGTGCAGCACAACGTCGAGAGCCTGTTGCGAGCGGACAGCGCCGCGCGCGCTCAGCTCTACTCGTCGCTCGGGCAGAATGGCGTGATGAACCGGAACGAGATGCGGGCGAAAGAGAACCTGCCGCCCGATCCGAGTGCCGGCGCCAACATGCTGACGGTGCAGTCTAACCTCATGCCGCTCGACCAACTCGGCAAGACCCCGCCACGCGCCGTCCAGCCGGCTCCCGGCGAACCCATCTGAGGACACCGACATGAGCGAGATCGGCTTCGGCTTCGAGATCAAGGCGATCGACGAGGCGGGATACATCGCGGGAATCGCGGCGGGATACGGCAACATCGATCACGGCGGCGACGTGATCATGCCGGGCGCTCTCACCAAAGCCATCGCGGGCCGCGCCAGCGTCCCCATGCTGCTGTTCCACGACCACAAGCGACCGGTCGGATCGTGGTCGAAGTTCGATGAGGCCGTCGACGCGCTGCACGTCGAGGGCAGGATCGCGATCAAGTCCGATGCGGGGCGAGACGCGCACGCGCTGGTCGAGAGCGGTGCACTGGCGGGACTGTCGATCGGCTACAAGACGCTGCGCCAAAAGTTCGAGGGCAAGACCCGCCAGCTGCACGAGCTGTCCCTGCATGAGGTGTCGCTGGTGCCCGTCGGCATGAACGACCGAGCCGTGGTGACCCAGATCAAGTCCATCGTGGAGGCGGGCGGGATACCGTCCGTCCGCGAGTTCGAGGAGTTCCTGCGGGAGGCAGGCGGCTTCTCCAAGTCCATGGCGGCGGCGATCGCGGCCAAGGCAACGCCGCACCTTCGGGGGGAGCCCGCAGGCAAGGCGATCGGCGAGCTGGAGCAGTTCCTGAGCGGGCTGCGCGGCTGATCTCCCTACCCATGCTCTGAAAGGGCACCAAAATGCGAAAGACTGCTCTCATGGGCGGCGCGATGGCGCTGCTCGGATCGATGACCGCTGCCGAGCGCGCGCGCGGTCGGTACATGCGCGCCCCCGACGGGCACCCGACCTTCCCCAGCCTGGAGGGCAAGTCGGCGGGCGAGATCGGCACCGAGCTCAAGGGCTGGTTCGAGAAGTCGCTCAGCGCGGTCCGCCAGGTCGCCGAGAAGGCCGAGGGCGAGGTGAAGCGGTTCGGCGACGTCTCTGCCGAGACCAAGGAGACGGCGGACAAGGCGCTCCTGCGCCTCAACGTGGTCGACGAGCTCAAGTCGCGGCTCGACGACGTCGAGCAGAAGATGACGCGCCCAGGCGGCGCGGGGCTCGGCGCCGAGACCAAGAGCTTCGGCCAGCAGGTCGCCGAGAGCGACGGCATCAAGGCGCTCGCGAGCAAGGAGCGCCCGTCGGCGCGGATCGAGCTGAAGGCGATCACCACCGCCAACAACTCGGCCGGCGGCTTCATCGTGTCGCAGCGCGAGACCGACCCGGTCGAGATGCCGCGGCGCCCCGACGTCATCATGCGCGACCTGCTGACCGTGATGCCGATAGAGACCGGCTCGGTCGACTACCCCAAGCAATCGGTGCGGACCAACAACGCCGCGCCGGTGCCCGAGGGGCAGACCAAGCCGTACAGCAACTACGGCTGGACCCGCGCGACCGCGCCGGTCCGCACGATCGCTCACCTCGCCAAGCTGACCCGGCAGGCGCTCGACGATGCGCCGCGCCTGCAGGCCGAAGTCGACAGCGAGATGCGCTACGGCCTGGCGCTGGCGGAGGACAGCCAGATCCTGCTCGGCGACGGCACCGGCGAGAACCTGCTCGGCCTGTACCCCCAGGCGACCGCCTACGCCGCGCCGGCGGGCATCACGATCGCCTCGCCGAACAAGATGGACAAGCTGCGGCTGGCGCTCCTTCAGGCGTCGCTCGGCCTCTATCCGGCGGATGCGATCGTGCTGCACGAGACCGACTGGACGGACATCGAGCTGACCAAGGACACCAACGGGCGCTACATTTTCGCCAACCCGACCGGCGTCGCCGGGCCGGTCCTCTGGGGCAAGCGCGTCGTGTCGACGGTGTCGATGGCGCAGGGGACGTTCCTGGTCGGCGCCTTCAAGGTCGCGGCGACGCTGTACGACCGGCTCAAGCCGGAGGTGCTGATCTCGTCGGAGAACGCCGACGATTTCGAGAGGAACCTCCTCACCATGCGCTGCGAGGAGCGGCTCGCGCTCGCGGTGAAGCGTCCGGCCGCCCTGATCAAGGGGCCGTTCGCCAACGCGTGATCGCGTGGCGGGCGGCCCGCGCCGCCCGCCCACTATCGGGAGAGCAACATGAAGACCTTCTTCGTCCTGGAGCCGCACGTCAGCGGCACCACCAAGCACCAACCCGGCGACAAGCGCGACGCCGACGAGAACGAGGTCAAGCACCTCGTCGAGCTCGGCGTCCTCGGCGACAAGCCGCCCAAGAAGGCGCTCGACTATGAGGGCGATAAGCTCGGCGACAAGCCGCTGAACAAGGCCAGCAAGGACGAGCTGCTCGCCATCGCCGCCTACGAGAAGGCGGAGGCGCCGCAAGGCGACGACGCCACGGTCGCCGAGCTCGTCAAGGCGATCGAGGCGAAGCGGAAGGCCGCCTGATCCATGCGCGTGCTCGTCGTCGCCCGGCCAGAACCGATCGTCACCTACGAGGAGGTGGTCGCGCGTCTGAGGCTGGGCGGCGGCGAGGACGAGCGCCTTGATGTCGAGGCGATGATCGCCGCGGCAAGCGGCCATATCGACGGTCCGGACGGCTGGCTCGGCCGGGCGATCGGAGACCAGGTGCTCGAAGCGCGGCTCGACGCATGGTGCGGACAGGCGATTACGCTGTTGTACCCGCCGGTGATCGAGCTTGCGGGCGCCTACTATCTCGACGCAAGCGGCACCGAGCAGGTGGTCGACCTCGCAGACCTGGACCTGATCGGCCGCGACGTCGTGGCGGCGGGTTCGTCATGGCCGTGGGAGGGCTGTTCTACCCGGCGCGAGGCGATCCGCATCCGATACCGCGCTGGCTACGAGGACGCGCCCGACACCATCAAGTCGGCAGTCATGCTGATGGTCGGCGACCTCTACCGCCACCGCGGCACTGTCGCGATGGGCACAGCGAGCGCGGTCCCCATGTCGACCACCGTTGAGCGGCTGCTCGCGCCACTGCGGGTGTTTCGGTGACCGGCATGGATGCTGGCGAGCTTGATCGTCGCATCCGCATCGAGCGCCCGATTGCCGACGAGGCGCTCGACGGTGCGGGCTCAGGCGATTGGACGCTGGTCGCTGAGGTGCCCGCGAGCGTCAACGATATGCTGCCCAGCCGCGGGGAGCGGATCGCCGATGGCATCAACGTCGCCTCGCGACCAGCTCGGGTCCGCATGCGGTACCGCGCCGATGTCGCGGCGAGCATGCGCATACTTGTCGGGCGCAATGTCCGAGGCGGTGACGGGGTCGTGCGGTGGCAGACCGACCGCGTCGCCCAGATCGTCACGGTCCCCGCCGAGCTGGGGCGCCGCGACGGGCTCGAGTTCATGGTCGAGGACTATAGCACCGCTGGGAACCCGGCCTGATGGCGAGCGCCCGCGGGCGGAGCGAGGTCAAGCGCTACATGGCCGCTCTGCCCGGCGCTCTCACTCGCAACGTCCTTCGCCCAGCGGCCCGCGCCGGCGGCAAGGTGATCGCCGACGAAGCGCGCGACCGGGTCACGAGCGAGGAGGTCCGCGACGACATCGTCGTCAGGTCGCGGGCGGAAGGCACGCAGATCACGGTGACGGTGACGGTCCGTCCCGGGTTCAGCCGGTCGATCGGCACTTGGTTGGAGTATGGCACCTCCGCCCACTTCATCTCGGTCGACGATAGCCAGAGCGGCGGCCGCAGCGTGGCGCGGATCAACCAGCTGGCGCGCGAGGGCTCGTTGGTGATCGGCGGTCAGTTCGTCGGAGCCACCGTGCTCCACCCTGGCGCCAAGCCGTACCCGTTCCTCCGCCCGGCGCTCGACGCGAAGGCGGCGGTGGCGATCGCCGCAACCCAGGATGCCGTCGACGCGAAGCTGCGCCGGTCCGGCGTCACGGCCGAAGCCGGGAGCGAGGAATGACCGGGGCGCATATCATCGGAACGCTGTTGCGGGACACCGACCCGCCGATCGCGCCGGACGCGCAGATCAAGCTCGGCGCCCTCGCCGACAACACGCTGCTGCCGGCAGTGCTGATACGAACGATCACCTCGGACGAGCGGCAGCCGCTCCGCCGCGGTCAGATGATCCGCACCGCCGATCGGGTCGCGGTGGCGGTACGGGCGGCGAGCTACCGCGAGCAGGTCGAGATGATCCGGCGCATCCGAAGCCGCTGCGCCGGGATCACCGGCGACGTCGCCGGGGCCGTTGGCGTGTCCATCGCCACCGCTGGCACCGGCCCCGACACTCGCGGCCCCGCGGACAGCTTCGAGCAGACCCAGGACTTCCGCGTCAGCTTCGACGCCGAAGCATGACGAGGAGACGTACCATGACCGCCAAGACCGATCTGGCGAAGACCGCCCCCGCGCGCGCCGCGCGCGACTTCACCGATGCCGGCACCGGCAGGAGCTTCGCCAAGGGCAAACCGGTCGACGCCGCCGAGGGCGAGATCGCCAACTATCGCGCGGCCGGGCTGCTCGCCCTCGCCGACGAGAACAAGGCGCCCACCGCGGACGCCTGACCTGACCCCGCCTGGTCCTTCCGGGCGGCTTCCCGCCGGCACCGCCGGCTCGCCCAGCAGGAGAATAGATCATGGGCTCCACCACCGCGGCGGGCTCGGCGCTCGCCATCTCGGCCGCCGCACCCGCCACCCAGGACGCGACCGGCTTCGCCGCCCTCTCTTTCACCGAGATCGGGGGGATCGAGAAGATCGGCACCATCGGCGCCGTTTTCGCCAAGGTCGAGTTCCAGCCGCTCAAGGGACCGAAGGACAAGCACAAGGGATCGGTCGATTACGGCTCGCTCGCTCCCAGCTTGGCCGTCGACGACGCCGACGCCGGCCAGACGCTGTTCCGTGCCGCCTCTGCGGACGGCACGTCGAAACTCTACAGCTTCTTGGTCACGCTCCCGACGGGCGCCAAGCGGTACTTTCAGGGCCGCGTGTTCGGCTTCCCGGAAACCGTCGACGGAGCCGACTCGATCGTGATGGCGGCGCCCACGGTCGAGATCTGCACCAAGCCGGTGAAGGTCGACGCGGCCTGATCCCCATCCGGCGCCCGCGACGCCGGCTCTACCTCATGCATCGGCCCGGCCCGCCCGTCGCGGGTGCGCGCCGCCGGGTCGGTGCACCATCCTCCGCGAGGGATAGCTACCATGAAGATCAAGACGCTCGCCGCCTCCACGACAGCCTTCCTCCACCTCAAGGGGCCGGACGGCGCCCACCTCTACGACGGCGAGCAGCCGGTCGGGATTGAGCTCTACGGCCCGGGATCGCCGCAGTTCTCGCAGGTCGAGGAGAAGCAGTCCGCCCGCGCGATCGCGCGCATGCGCGACAACGACAACAAGGTCAGCCTGGCGCCCATCGACGAGCGCCGTACCCAGGCTGCCGACGACCTCGCCGCGCTGACCGCCGACTTCCGCCTCATCGAGCACGAGGATGCGGACGGCAAGGCGCTGACCGGCGCGGCGCTGTTCACGGCGGTCTATGCCGACCCGGCGCTCGGCTGGATCAAGGAGCAGGTCACCCGGTTCGTCGGTGACTGGAGCCGTTTCACGACCGCCTCGGCGACGAGCTGAAGCTCTGGGTCCGGCAGCTCGCGTGGCTCAATGCCACGCCGCGGCCGGACCCTCGCTCCCGCCGGGGCCAGAAGGATGACGCCGGAGCCCGCCGATCGCGCCTGGAGGAGATGAAGGCGCGCAAGGTGCCGGTGCAGATGCCGCCGAACCCGCTGCCCCATATCACCGACCGGCTGGTCGAGATGGGCGTGACCGAGGCGGCAGGGATGGGCGTGGTGCCGCTGTCGTGGCGCGAGATTGTCGCATGGCAGCAGGGCACCTGCACGCGGCTCGCGCCATGGGAGGCGCGGCTGATCCGATCCCTCTCCTCCGCATATGTGGCGGAGGGTCGCGCAGCGGAGAGCGAAAATTGCCCGCCGCCTTGGCGGGGCGAGGTTCTCAGCGAGGAGGCCGACACCGAAGAGGCCCGGCTGCGAGACTTGCTGGGCTGACTCGACTCCTAAGCGCATGGCGAGGCAGGATGGACGCGGAGGCGTTCATGGCCCATCTTCTCGGCGGGCGCGGTCAGTTCCGGCTGGCGGTCGCAGGCACTATCCAAGCTCAAAAGGTTCTTGCTGACCTTGCAGGGCCGAAATGCCACCACGGTCACGACTTAGACTGTCTAGCTGCGCTCATCTTCCATGACGATAACATGCACGACAATAAGGCTGTCGCCGTCATGCTTGTGCACCGTGGCGGTTCTCTGACCATGATAGGTTACCTGCCGCGCGCAGAAGCCCGCGAGTACCGCGCTTCGGTTGCATCATGGGGAACGCCCGACCCGACGGGAATGCTATGCCGGGCAAAAATCGTGGGGGGCTGGTCCGACACGGGAAGCGGTTCTGGTAATTACGGTGTGAAGCTAGACTTGGCTCTTCCGATTTCGTTTAGAACATCCCTGGCATGGAAGAATTGGGAGCAAAGGCTCCTGTAAACATGCTCTCCATCAACCGATCCGTTTTTTACGCTGAAGACCGACTTCGATCATCGCGAGGCTAGAATGCGCGTTTCGTTGGGGTCGGCTTGATCTTGCATGCGCCGTCCTCGCCCTTGTCGCTCGGGGGCATGAACGCGAAGGTTCGCCTGATTGAGAGATCGATCCGGCTTAGTGTCCAAGTGGTTTCGCCATCTCGAACCGTGACGGTGCTTGGAGCGAACAAAGCTTGCCGTGTTTCTGTCCTACCGGTCTCTAGAGCGACCGTCACCCGCTGGTTGGCTTCGTCCACGACGAGGTCGGCACGAAATGGGTCGGCTCCTGGTCGCATCTGACATTCAAGATAGACCGGCGAAGTCGCTTGAGCGCTCGCCAACACCGCCAGCCACCACATTCCGCCAACCTCCTTGCCAACTCACTGGCGGGAGAGCCTAGCCGAGGAGGACGCCGTTGGACAACGACACGCCCGGCCTCGCAGTAGGCTTCCAGATCGACACGGGCAGCAGCTTCGAGCAGCTAATCCGGCTTGACGATCAGATCGACCGTGGCACCGCGAATGCTCTTCGCGCCTTCGCCGACATCGAGCGCGCGTCCGGCGGCATGCTCAAGCTCGGCGGCGCGACTGCGGAAATCAGCGCGTTCGGCGCCGCGGCAACGCGCGAGGGTCAGGCTGCCGCGCGCGAGTTCTCGCGCATCGAAAAGAGCGGCGAGGCGCTGGTTCGACAGCTTGAGCGCCAGAATGCTGCCTATGGCCTGACGCGCGCCGAGTTGCGCCAGCTACGCGCCGAAGAGGCCGCGCTCGCCGCCGATCGCGTCGGCAACGCCGACTTGGCCGCGCGCATCCGGGCTGTCGAGGCTGGGCTGTTTGACAAGGAGCTTGCTGCCGGTCGCTCGGCGCGCGTCGCGGCGGAAGCCGAGATCGAGGCGGCAACCGAGGCGCGCGCCGAAGCTGCCAAGGTAGCAGCGGCTGAGGAGGTCCGCGCGCAAGCAGCCGTGATCGATCAGCTCCGCGCCCGAGCACAGATGGAGGATCTGCTCTACCGCAACTTCGGTGTCGGACAGGGCCGCGCCACCGACCTCGGCGCCACCTTCTCTGCGCTGGCAGAGCGGGAGCGCGAGGCCGAAGCGGTCGAGAAGCGGGCGGAGGCCGAGCGGCTAGTAAACAGCCAGCTTGCCGAGCGCGCGCGCCTCGAAGCTGCCCTTGCGCGCGATACGGGACTGGGTCAGCCTCGCGCGGTCGACAACGGCGCCACTTTCAGCGCGTTGGCGGCTCGGGAGATCGCAGCGCAAGAACAGGCGCTCCGTGAGGCAGCCTTCGCCCACGACCTGTTCAACCGGCGGGTTCGTGAGGGCGTCGACGCGATGCGCGCGGAAGAGGCCGCGGCGGCAGAGCTGGCCCGCGTCCAGGCAACGCAAGCCTCGTCCGTCTCGTCGCTACGATCGGCGGTCGACCCGCTCCATGGTCAGCAAGAGCGGCTCGCTCAGCAACTGCAGAGCGCCATTCGGCTCTACCGCGATGGAGTGATCGGCCAAGATGAGTACGCCCGCAGTTCGCAGGCGCTCGCGGAGCGGATCGACGCGGTGCAGCGCGCGCAAGCTCGCCAGAACGATACGCTTGGCGACCCCCGGCCGGGGCTCCAGGCGGCGGACCTGACGAACATCATGTTCCAGGTGCAGGACATCTTTGTCAGCCTTGCGGGCGGGCAGAACCCGCTCATGGTGCTGATACAGCAGGGCAGCCAGCTCGGCGGCATCATGGCGCAGACTGGCGTCGGCGTTGGAGGCATGGCGCGCGCGATCGGCGGGCTGCTGATCGTCAGCCGGCCGACCGAGGCCGCGCTCGCTGCGGTAGCGGCTTCTCAGGCGACGCTCGCCACCGCCACCACCGCTGCCACCACCGCTGGCGCCCGTGCGGCGGTTGCTCAGGCGGAGCTTGCCGTCGCGGAAGAACTGGCCGCACGCGCCGGTACCGCCGACGGCGCGGCTCAGCAGCGCCTCACCCTTGCTCAAGCCGAGCAGGCGGCCACCGCTGAGGTTGCGGCGGCTGCGAACCGCCAGCTCGCGCTTGCCCAGACCGGCGCTGGGAACGCGGCTGCGGCGGCAAGCGCGACGGCAATGCGCGCGCTGGCACCATGGGCGGCGATGCTCGTCGCGGTCACAGCGCCTCTCGCGGTGGCTGGTGTCGCGCTCTGGCGCTTCAACAAGGAGATTGAGAACGATGCGGGGCTGAAGAAGTACGCCGCGTCGCTCGGCGCCACGAAGAAGGAGGTCGAAGGTCTCAAGGACGTGTCGGTCACGGCCGGCGACATGATGGGCGGCCTCTGGGACACGATCGACCAGCGCCTCCAGGCCAAGGCCAACGGCAAGCGCCTGATCGACTATCTGTTCGCGCCCGGTGACGCGAAGATCGCCGCCAACTTCGCCGCCGAGGTCTATGGGGTCATTGCCGGCGCTTACGACGGGATCGTCGCGACCTGGGCGCTGATGCCGGATCGTCTCCGTGAGACATTCGGTCGCGCGACGAACGAGGCGATCGGCGCGGCCGAGAAGATGGTTAACGGTTCGATCGGCGCCATCAACGCGCTGTTGGAGCGCTCGAACGCCATCATTGGGACGAGCTTCGGGCAGATCGCGCAGGTGCAGATCGCTCGCGTCAACGAGGGTGCGGGCAACGCTGGCGAGCGCATGGTCGCGGCCTACGCCGACGGGTTCAAGCGCCGGAAGGCAGAGGCGCTCGGCGCGATGGACCGGTTCGCCGACGACTGGGCAGGCAATAGCGTCCGCCGTGCACGCGACCGCATCAAGAAGCAGGTCGACAACGACGACAAGCCGGATCGGCATGCCGAGCAGCTAGCGCGCGAGGCGGCGGCGATGGAGGCGCAGATCAGGAACCTGTACCTTCTCGCCGACGCCTATGGCGTGTCGGGCGCGGCAGCCCTCATCGCCGAAGCACGCGTCAAGGCCGAGAGCGCCGCGATCAAGAAGCGCGCGGACATCGAGGCGCTCGTCGATCGTCAAATCCGGCTCGCAATCGCCGAGCGCGTCGTTGACGCGGCGAAGTCCACGGCATCCGCTCGAGACCAGGCGGCGGCTCAGGAAGCCGTTAACGCGATGGTCGCCGCGGGCCTCGTCCCAGCCGAGCGTGCCGGCGAGCTAGTGCGGGATCGGATCGCCGACCTCCCTCTCCTTGCAGCCATCGAGGCTGCGCAACAGCGCGGGCTTGCCACCGAGGCTGCGCGCGCGACAAAGGCCCTTGCCGACCAGCGTGGCGAACGCGAGCGCCTGGCGCGCGCTGTGTCGATGGACCGCTTTAACGCAGCGACTGCGGCGGGCGTCGATCGGCTCGCACTTATTCGTGAGGAGACCCGGCTGGTCGGTGCCAATGAAGGCGCGCAGCGTCGAGCGTTGGCGCTGATACGCGCCACGCAAGAGGCCAGCGCGGAGAGGTTCGATCCGGAGCGCGCGACACGTTTCATCGCCCAGCAGGTCGAGATCGCCGACGCGGAGTTCCAGCGCCAGCTGCGCGCGGATGCCTTCAACGAGAGCCTCAACTATCAGGCGGACCTCCTCGCCGCGCTGGCCGACAATGCCAGCCGTGCGGGGCAGGTTATGGCTGATGCGTTCGGCGCGGCCGGACAGGCGCTTGGCGGGCTAGCTTCGACCTTCGCGGGATATCTCGCCGATCAGGCGCGTCTCTCGACCGCCCGCGAGCGCGAGCTGGCGATCGCCGGGCAGATCACCGACGTCGAGAAGCGGTCGCAGCGCGAGCGCCAAATCAACGGCCTCTATGCGGCTCGCAACGGTCAGGCGCAGGTTGCGCTTTTCGGGGACATGGCGGCGGCGGCTCGCGGCTTCTTCAAGGAAGGGTCGGACGGGTATCGCGCGCTCGCGACCGCCGAGCAGGTCTTCCGCGCTGTCCAGTTCGCCATGTCCGTCAAGGCGGTGGCGATGGACGCGGCCGAGACCGCCTCCAGCATCGCCAAGAGCGGCGCCCGCGCCGTCGCGCATGGCGTCGAGGCGGTGGCAAAGGCGATCGCGTCACTTCCGTTCCCCGCGAACCTCGCAGCGGGCGCTGCCACGGTCGCGGCGCTGGCGGCGATCGGCATCTCGGTCGCGGGCGGCTTGGGCGGCAGCGGGCGGACGGCAGAGGAGCCGAACGCTAGCATTGGTACGGTCCTCGGCGACGCGAGCGCCAAGAGCGAGAGCATCAAGCGCGCGATCGACACACTGCGCGAGGTCGACACGGTGACCAGCGTCTACGCCCGCCAGATGGCGGATAGCCTCCGCTCGATCGACGGGCAGATCAGCGGCGTTGCTGCGCAGATCGTCCGCGGGGGCGACATCAACGCGTCGACGGGCATCACGGAGGGCTTCAAGGCGAACTTGGTCGGATCGGTCCTCGGCGCTATCCCGCTAGTCGGAGGCCTGCTCAAGAGCCTGTTCGGCTCGACCACCACTGTGACCGGAAGCGGCCTGTATTCAAGCGCGCAGAGCGTCGGCGACATCCTCGCCGGCGGCTTCGACGCCTCGACCTATTCGGACGTCCAGAAGAAGTCGAAGCTGTTCGGGATCACCACCGGCACGAAGACCTTGACCCAGTACGGCGCAGCCGATCCCGCATTGGAGGCGCAGTTCGGCCTCCTGATCCGTTCGTTCTCGGACGCCATTGCCGCTGCGGCCGGACCGTTGGGGCAGACGGCGGAGGATGTCGCGAGCCGGATCAACGGCGTCACCGTGTCGCTCGGCAAGATCGACACGAAGGGCCTGACCGGCGCCGAGTTGGAGGAGAAGCTCGCGGCGGTTTTCGGCGCGGCGGCCGATAACATGGCAGCGGCGGCGATCCCCGGCATCGAGCGGTTCCAGAAGGTCGGCGAGGGCGCGTTCGAGACGCTGGTGCGGGTCGCCTCCACCGTGGAGGCGGTTACTACTTCGCTCGACAAGCTGGGCGCTGGCGCGCTCGGGCTCGACGCGAAGCTCGACCTCGTCGGCCGGTTCGATAGCATCGGCGACCTCACCAGCGCCGCAGACTCCTACCTGTCCGCCTTCTACACCCGCGAGGAGCAGGCGGCGGCGGAGCAGGCGCAGCTCGCCCGCGTGTTCGCCTCGCTCGGGATGGTCCTCCCCACCACGCTCTCGGGCTTCCGCAACCTGGTCGAGGCTCAGGACCTCACCACCGAGGCGGGCCGCGCCACCTACGCCACCCTCCTACAACTCGCCCCGGCCTTCGCCGATCTCCAGTCGGCGTTGATGGGCGCGAAGAGCGCGGCGGACATTGTCGCCGAGCGGCAGGATCTGGAGCGCAAGCTGCTGGAGCTGAGCGGTGACACCGCGGCGCTGCGCGCGCTGGACCTCGCCAAGCTCGATGCGTCGAACCGCGCCCTCCAGGTGCAGGTGTGGGCCGTCGAAGATGCCCAGGCGGCAGCCAAGGCGGCGGAAGACCTGCGCGATGCGTGGAGGTCGGTCGGCGACACCCTCCTAGACGAGGTCCGGCGCATCCGCGGCCTGACCGGAACCGACGTCGGCGGCAGCTTCGCGGCGCTGATGGACCAGTTCAACGCGGCGACGGCGGCGGCGCGCGGCGGCGACATGGACGCGGCGAAGAGCCTGCCTAGCCTGTCGCAGGCGCTGCTCAAGGCGGCTGAGGATCAGGCAACTAGCCGCCAGGAGCTTGCCCGCGTCCAAGCGCAGACTGCCGCCTCGCTTGAGGCGACCTATGGGGTCGTCGGCGCGATCGCGGCGCGCGCAGGCGCGGCGGCGACAACGAGCACCGGCGCGCTCTCGGCGGCAGCTCTCGCATCGCAGCCGGCTTCGACCACCACGGCAGCCAACGACGACTCGGCCGCGGAGATGCGAGCCCTGCGCGAAGAGGTGGCGGGCATGCGGCGCGACCTCAACACCGGGCAGGCGGCGATCATCGCCAACACCGGGCGCTCCGCCCGGGTTCTCGAAGACGTCAGCGGGCCGAACGGTGGCGACGCCCTCTCGATCGCGAGTGCCGCATGAAGGTTCGGCTCGATAGCGGCGAGACGATCGACCTCGGCATCACCGAGACCGCGCCATCGGTCAGCATCGTCGATTATAGCCGACGGGTGACGGACGCGTTCGGTGTCACGACTGTCGTCGAGCGCGGGTTCGCGCGCCGGCTGTCGGTGCGGCTGGGAGTACCATTCGAGGTCGTCGACGCGCTCCAACAGCGCATGGCGGCGCTACGCGCCACAACCGCCCTCTGGATCGCCGACGATCGCTTCGCCTGGCTGTCTGCGCGTGGGTTCTACAAGGATTTCGAGGTTGACCTGGCCGTTCCGCCGCTCGCCTTCGCTCGCCTTACAGTTGAGGGACTTGCAGAGAGCGAGGCCGCGAGCGATCCGGGCGGCGATCCGGCACCTGCGGGCCAGTCCTCCACGCTTCAGCTACTCCAGCCCGCGCGGATCGATACCGCGGCGCTGCTGGCGAGCAGCGTACCCGAGAATGACGAGGGCGAGTGGGTCGCCACCCAGACCTATCTGACCGGCGAGCGGGTGATCAGGGCGGCGAGCCACCGCGTCTACGAGAGTCTGGTCGGCGGCAATGTCGGCTTCGATCCGCTGGCGAGCCCCACCAAGTGGCTGGATCTCGGCCCGACCAACCGGTGGGCCATGCTGGACGAGGCGCTCGGCACCGCCACGGCCGCCAGCGGCTCGATCACGGTGACGCTGCGTGCCGGCGTGGTCGACGCGGTTGCGCTGCTCGACGTGACCGGCACCGCGGTCCGCGTCCAGGCCGCGGGGTACGATCGGACGGCGGTGGTGGCGGGTGGCGCCGTCACCTTCCTCGATCTGCCGGGCGGCGATGGTGCGGTGACCGTCACGGTGCTGGCGAGCGGGACCGCGCGGGTCGGCACGCTACTGGTCGGACGCCGGGTCGCGCTCGGCGTGACCGAGGCGTCGCCGACCGCCGGCATCACCGATTACAGCCGCAAGGAGGTCGACGACTTCGGCGGCGTCACGGTCGTCCAGCGCGCCTACGCCAAGCGCATGTCGGCGCAGGCACTGATCCGCGCCGACGCGCTGGACATGGTCGCCGGGCGCCTCGCCGCGGTGCGCGCACGACCAGCATTGTGGCTTGGACAAGCGGGGCTGGACAGCCTCACGGTGTACGGCTTCGTCAAGGACTGGAAGATCGAGGCGGGGCAGACGGTCAGCAAGCTGTCGCTGTCGATCGAGGGGCTAAGCACGGCCGCCAAGGTGGAGCCGTTCACGGGTCCGGCCGGTCCCGCCGGCCCGGCTGGTCCGGCCGGACCTGCCGGCACCAGCGCGATCACGGGCTTCCTGACCAACGAGGCGCATACATTGGGCGCGGCGGCGGACGGCGCGGTGACCGGCTATGCCGGCGCGTCGACCGACATGGTCGTCATGTCGGGGGCGACGGACGTGTCCGCGAGCTTCGTGCTGTCGGTCGTCGACAACCCGCAAGCGCTGACGGTCGCGCTATCCGGCCGCACGGCGACTGTCACCGGCGGGTTCGATCCCGGCGAGCCGACGGCGTCGCTGCGGCTGCGCATGACGGGCAGCGGGACCTTCGCAGGTGTCGCGGTGGAAGCGGTGTTCAGCCTCGCCAAGAGCCGGACCGGTGCGGCGGGGCAGAGCCCGGTGCTGGTCGACCTGTCCGCCAGCCCCCAGATCATCCGGTTCGACAAGGCAGGCGCGATCTACCCGGGCCAGGCGGTCACCTTTCGGTCGACGCGCCAGAACACGACCGACGTGCCCGTCTTCATCCTCCGCAGGGAGGATGGGCAGGAGCTGTTCCGGTCGACCGCGGCAGGTTGGGCCAATGCCTATCCCGCCGCATGGTCGACCTCGGGTCCCGACAACCTGGTCGAGTTCGCCGGCGACGTTCCCGCCACGATCGCCAACGGTGGCGGCAACGGCTACATCATGGAGGTGTCCGCGGGCGGCGACACCGACCGGGTCACGATCAAGAAGGTCCAGGACGGCGCGACGGGGGCGGACGGTGCCGCTGGCACCAACGCGATCGCGGGCTTCCTGACCAACGAGAGCCACACGCTGGCGGCGAGCAGCGCCGGAGTGGTGACCGCGTACACCGGCGCGGCCGGCAGCTTCGTGATCTACGCCGGCCAGGCCGACGTGAGCGGCAGCTTCGTGCTGTCCACCGCGCCAGCCGGCAATCCGCAGGGTCTGGCGGTCACCTATTCGGGTCAGGGCTACAGCGTCACCGGCGGCCTCGATCCGGAGGAGAAGGCGGCGCTGCTGACCATCCGTGCGACCGGATCGGGCGCGTACGCCGGCGTGACGATCGACAAGACGTTCAGCCTCGCCAAGAGCCTCGCCGGTGCGGGCGGTGCGGCCGGGGCAACGGGCGCGGCGGCCAAGCTGCTGGTGGCGACCAGCACCAGCCAGACGATCTCGGTCAGCGCGGCCGGCACGCTCGATCCGGGCGGGGCGTCGCAGACGATCACCTTCAAGGCGGTGAAGCAGAACACCGCCGCGACGGTGACGTGGCGGCTCTACAACCAGGACGGGACGCTGGTCGGTCAGGACGACGGCGACACCCGCGTGCTGGGCGCGCAGGACGCGCTCAACACCATCAACTCGGCCGCGGCGGGCGCCGCCGGCCGACAGCTGGTGATGGTGGCGAGCCTCACCGACGGCGGCGAGACGTTTTCCGACACGATCAGCGTCGTGAAGGTCCAGGCGGGCGCGGCCGGGGCGGCGGGCGCGGCGGGCACCACCGCCTGGACG